CGTCCATCTTGCAACTGAACTGTTTAATTTCGCCGTCCACCGTGATACGGCACATTAAAGGCAGGTTGCCGTTCGGCTTCTCGCTGCCTTTCTTCACGTAAAATAACACCTTGAATGTACTACGCATAACTCACTCCTTTTTTTGGTTACAAAATTAGTTATTAGTGAGTTACCGACAGCTATGTAAATCGACGCAAAACGCAGAAACAGAACATTTTAGCAAGGAATATGCACCCGTTACGGGAGTAACGAGGTGGTAACTGAACTTCTGCACTGTTTGGCTTCGAGGTGGTATTTCGTTGGCTCTGCCCCATAGAAAAACAAAGCGTAACGAACGCTCTATCAGCTAATTCACTACGCTTTGCCCAAATTTACTTTTTCGCTATGTGTTTATTTTAAGACCACAAAGACGGACATAGTCAATAAGATGACTAAGAGCCGTATCATGTTCCGGGGTATCAAGACTTCTTCCGGGAACCAGACAGCAAAACTGAAATCCATTCAAGGCATTACGACTTTCGTCTGCGATGAAGCGGAAGAGTGGACAAGCGAAGATGAGTTCGATAAAATAATGCTCTCCATTCGCAAGAAGGGTATTCAGAACCGGATTATCATTATAATGAATCCGTGCGATTCCAATCACTTCATCTACAAAAAATACATTGAGAAAACTCACAAGCTGGTAGAGATTGACGGTGTGCAGGTTCAGATTTCCACTCATCCGAATGTACTTCATATCCATACCACGTATTTTGATAACTTGGAGAATCTTTCCCCGGAGTTTCTGAAAGAGGTGGAGGATATGAAGGTAAATAATCCCGAAAAATATGCTCATGTGGTTATCGGCCGCTGGGCTGACGTTGCTGAAGGTGCAGTGTTCAAGAAGTGGGGAATTGTTGACGAGTTCCCGGCTTGGGCAAAGAAAATTGCTTTCGGGCAAGACTTCGGTTATACGCATGACCCGTCTGCTTCCATTCGTTGTGGTATCGTTGATAACGCCCTTTACTTGGATGAAGTGGATTACCGTACTGGATTGCTTTCTTCTGACATCATCAAGACTCTTCGCCCGTGGGGATTGAAAGTCATTGCTGACAGCGCAGATCCACGTTTGATTCAAGAGATACACAACGGAGGAATCAAGATATATGCCGTAGAGAAAGGTGCAGGCTCTATCAATGCCGGAATTGACAAAATGAAAGATATGGAGATTTATATAACCAAACGCTCGTACAACTTACAAAGCGAGTTCAGAAAGTATGTTTGGGCAAAGGATAAGGACGGGAACTATATCAACGAACCGGAAGACCATGACAATCACGGAATAGATGCTGTACGTTACTATGTATTGGGTGAGCTTCTTGGTAAGATTCAGAAGCCGAAAGATTTAACAGGAATATTCACACACTAAAAATATAAGCTATGCCATTGAATTTAGAAGAAATATTAGCATTGCCCGATATCGGGCAGAAGATAAACTATCTGAAGAAAGGTAGGAAAACTGAACTTCCCGACCGTTGCAAACTTTGGGATGATTGGAATCCGGAACGCCATGAAATCATGGTTGACGAAAAGAAATATCCGGACAGAAAGGTTCTTGAAAAAGAAGCAGAGAAGCACTTCGATGAAAAAACGGGTAAGACTTATGAAATCGAAGCAAAGTATAAGACTGAACCGGTGAACCGTATCTCCATTCCATTGGAACAGGATATAGTGAACATTCAAACTGCTTTCACGGTCGGCACAGAACCGTCTATGGATTGCACTCCAACTGATGATGATGAAAAGAAGCTACTGGATGCGGTAAAGGCTGTATTTAAATCCAACAAAATCAAATATCAGAACAAGAAGGTTGTCCGTGCCTGGCTCTCCGAACAAGAAGCGGCAGAATATTGGTATGTTACCGATGATGATTCGTTTTGGGCGAAGTTCTGGAAAAAAGTAAAGACTACATTCGGAGGCAAGGTAAAACCTACCAAGAAGCTGAAAAGCGTATTATGGTCTCCGTTCCGTGGGGATAAGCTTTATCCGTTCTTCAATGATGAAGGTAAGATGATTGCTTTCTCACGTGAGTACAAGAAGAAGCTCATGGATGATTCGGAGATAACTTGCTTTATGACTATCACTGATAAGATGGTCTATCAGTGGGATTTATCTAAAGGGTATGAAGAAAGAACGCCTTTTACTCATGGATTCCCCAAATTACCGGTTCTCTATGCCTACCGTCCTGAACCTTATTGCAAAAAGATAAAGACTTTTCGGGTTCGGTTGGAGAAATTATTATCCAATTATGCAGATTGCATCGATTATCATTTCTTCCCTTTATTGAAACTTATCGGTGACGTGGAGGGTTTCATGGGTAAGGTTAAGGACAGAATGGTCAAACTTACAGGTGAAGGTGCGGATGCTCAATATCTGACGTGGAATCAGGTGCCAGATACGGTACGTTTTGAAGCAGAAACACTCACTAATATGGCTTATGATATGTCAAACACTCCAAGAATATCATTTGAAACGTTGAAGGGGGTAGGCAAAGCATCAGGAACCGCTTTCCGCTTTATGTTCATGGGTGCACATATGGCGGTAGAAAATCACGGTGAGGTTATCGGTGAGTTCTTGCAGCGGAGAGTAAATTTCATTGTTTCCGCTTTAGGCTCTATCAATCCAACCGAGTTTAGCAAGGCATCGCAGACCATTGACATAGAAACAGAACTGGTTCCATATATGATTGATGATTTGAATGATAAGGTGACTACTGCCGTTTCCGCTGTCAGTGGTGGCATTTGGTCCACACGTGAAGGTATCATGTTTGCCGGGAATGCTGATAGGGTAGAAGAGGAGCTTGCAGAAATCAAGGAGGAGCAAGCGGCAAAGAATGAGCAAATCGGAAATAAGGGACAGAAAAATGCCTCTTAGTCAGAAAAATTATAGGGATTATAATTTTAGTACAAGAAAAATAGAATATTTTGCGGCAACATCAAAGAATTGCCGCTAATTTTTTGCTTGAATAGTTGTAGGTAATTAAATAATTACCTATATTTGTAGGGTAATCAATAGAGAAAGGTATGCCAACGATATTTATTTTATTTGGTTTTCGTTTTATGTTTTACGCTAATGACCATGAGCCTATACATGTTCATGTAATCAAAGGGGATGTAAGTGCTAAATTCACTTTATTTCCAGTTACATTAATCAAAAATAATGGCTTGAAGTCATCTGAACTGAAACTTGTAGAATCAGTTATAGAAGAAAATCAAGAAGTAATAGCAGAGCATTGGAATAAATTTTTTAATAAATCAAAATAAGTGGTTATGGAAAATATCATAGTTGAAAAGGTATGGTTGACTGATACGGAGGTATGGATACGTACCACTGACGGGAAGGAGGCATGTGAGAAGTTTTCAGATTTCCAAAGGCTGAAATGGGCTACTCCTGCGCAGCGCGCAAATTTCACAACGAGCCATGACGGAATACATTGGAGAGAGCTTGATGAAGATTTGAGTTTTGAGGGATTCTTTCGGGAAAGGAAATCTAATCCTCTTTATGATTTATTTATAGCTCATCCTGAATTGAATGCTGCTGCCATAGCACGACGTTTAGGTATTTCTCAGAGTTTGTTTGCTCAATATGTAAGCGGAACAAAGAAGCCGTCTAAGAAACGTTTTGAAGATATTATAGAAACAATACGTTCAGTAGGGCGTGAATTAATGGCTGTACCGGCATAAGTTACAATACTTTATTTAGGCGTGATTCCATTCGGTTTCACGCCTTTTTTATACCATTTTACGACAATCGTTTCATTGTCGTGTATCACCTATCTGATAATTTTTCACATAGCTTATTAATGCCGAAATTTACCGTAGAAATTTATAAATCAAATTCATACGGTATGACAATCTTAGAACAAATCTTGGCAGGGCTGCAACAGAAGTTTACTGGGGTGGACACTGCTATCTTAACCCGAATTGCCACTAAGAAGGCAGAGGGTGTAACGGACGAGACAAAGGTAAACTCCATTGTTGAGGGTATCAGCTTCTCGGACGTGCTAAATTCCTATGGTGATTTCCGTGCCGGGGATGCTTCCAAGACCGCAGTTTCCAACTACGAGAAGAAACATAACCTTAAAGACGGTAAGTCAATTGAGAATCCCAATCCTAACCCTAATCCGAAGCTGGAAGATAAGACGGACGACATGGCGGCTATTATTGCTAACGCAGTGAGTGCAGCCGTTAAACCTCTTTCTGATAAGCTCGCTCAATTCGAGACAGAGAAGTTACAAGCTACCCGGCAGGAGCAGATTATGGCAAAGGCAAAGGAGTATGGTATTCCCGAAAACTACGCCAAACGATGCGCCATCAAGGACGATGAGGACTTGGACGCATATTTCAAGGACTTGAAGCAGGAGTTCGCAAATGACGGCTTCAAGGGCGTAACCCCTCCCGAAACGGCAGAAGAGAAGATTGAGAAAGAATCTGAATCTATCGCTAAGATGATTGACGAGGGAACGAAAACTATTGTTGAACAAAACAAGAATTAATTATGTCAGCAGGATTTAAGTATGATTTAGTTCCGCCCGTTGAGCAAGAGGAACGCTACGATGTCCAGACCGGTATTCGTAGACGTGGCCCGTTCAAACTCGACACGCAGAACCTGGTAGTGGGAAGTTTTCTTCCCGGATTTACACCGATTTGTGCGGACTTGAAAAATAAGTTCGCATACACGGTAATCAATGTGAGAGTAGTAGAAGCATACGCAACCAGTGACACGGCGTTATCTATCAAGGTAGAAAAGAACTCCCTTGCATACGTTGGCATGTTTCTCGGAAGCGGTACGAAAGGCGCGGAAGTTTCGGCTATCGACAAGACAAATGCAAATTATGATGTCTTGACAATCAAGGCTGCTTTTGGTGAGAATATCGCCAAAGATGCTGTATTATTCAATGCGGTTGCAGTTGATGGTTTAAAGCAAAAGTATGTGGCTAATTCGGCTCTGTTTAACCGTACAAAGGTTGAGGACGGAATCACATTGGTTTCATTGCTTCGTACAGCCGCAGAAATTGAACCCTCAAAATTGGTTATGCCGTTCTCTGAGAACGATAAAGCCAACATGAAGGGATGGTTTGAGTTTAACGAGTAAGGAGGTAGGATATGTTTTTAACGATTCAAACATTATTCGATGATGCGAACATTGTTTCCGCTATCATCAGACGTGTGAACCAGACACGCAAGGACACAATCTATTGGCAGCAGTATCTTACTTTCCGCAGAGTAACTACTCGTGTGTTCAAGGATTATATCGGTTCTGTAACCGGAGTTATGGCCGGCTCTATCAATTCACGTTTTGGAGAGAAACCCATCCGTGAACGTCGGAACATCGGTTCCGGATATGGTGAGATTGCCTATTTGGGTGATGCTTATCAGATGTCTATTGACCGTCTTTCCGAATTACAGGATTTGATTGACAAGTTCAATGCAGCTAAGCCAGCCGACCAAAAGGCTGCAATGGAAGAGATTGTAAACTTCCTGGCAGACGACTACCGTCAGATTACCCTTGCTGCCCACAAGCGTATGGATATTATTGTCGGTGCGCTGTTGATGCTTGGTGAAGCCACCGTTTACAACAAAGACGCTGCAATCACTTCCGGTCAGACCAATAATAAACTGCTGGAGATTACCCTTCCGTTCAATTTTATCAAGCCGAAAAGTGGAGATGTGGTTGTGGACGGAAAGAATATGTTTATCTCTTATTTGAGAGAGAAACTTCATTCCTTGGCACCGGACTATGGCGTTTATGCCAAGATGGTTATGACTCGTGCATCTTTCAACAAGCTTATTCTTGGTTCATCTGAATTTGGTGAGCAGTACAAGATGATTCTCGGCAGCAACGAAATGAAGTTGAGTACGGGATTGGTTTCCTCTTCTTTGGCTTCCGAAGTGTTCACCGGCATCGGTCTGCCTCGCATCGAAATCAAGGAGGACTACGTGAAAGACCAGACGGGAAAGAATGTGCAGATTTACGCGGATAACCGTATTGCTCTGTTGCCTTCTGACAACATTGGTTATATGCGCCATCATACCCCGTATGAAGCGACAGACCCGGTACAAGGACGTACTTATATCCCGTCAGAGGGACAGATGCTTATCTCCAACTACCGTGACAAAAATGGTCGCTACATGGAATATACGGCAGAGTGGATTCCGCAGATTTCCAATCCGGATTTGATTACTAATTTCGATTTGAGCGAAATTGCATCCATCCAATCAGCATAAGGAGGTAGGATATGAAAGTAAAGGTTATATCAGTTTTCCGCGACAAGTTCACCGGAAAGTATTATACTCCCGGTGAAGTGATTGAAGTCGGTGAGGAAGCCCGTGTGCTGGATATGGAAAGCCGCAGACTTGCTGAACGGATTGAGGCAAAAAAAAATACCGAAGTGAAAGCCCCTGAAGAAAAGAAGGAGGTGAAAATCCCCCTCTTTGAAAAGGAGTTTGAGAAGAAGGCTTTGATTGATGCTTTGAAGTCTATCGGTGCGCAAGCTTCCGGCAATATGAAAGAGGAAACTCTTTTGGCTAAGGTTGCAGAACTGGATGAAGAATCAACAGCCAAACTGAAAGAAGCATTAGGTATCGAGTAAAAGGATAGGGTAGTGCTTCTACCCTTCCATTGTCTAATTTTATAAATCAGAAAAGAAATGAAGAATTTTATTTTTGCCATGTGTGGCTTTTTAATGATGTCTTTGGTTTCGTTGAGCGTGCAGGCATCAAGTGTGGAATCTCCTAAGTGTGAATACGTGAATCCATCGGTTGATGTTGGTCTGCCGGATATTCAGTTTATCACTTTGGAAACGGCTCCGGCTGATTGTGTTGTACTGACCATGACGCATCCCATGTTTTTGGTTGCAAATAACCCGGCTATGATGTGTTCGATAAAAGAGGGAATGGCTATTCAAGGGGTACGAATTAATGTTCCCAAATGTCCGTTCAGATACATCTATAAATCTAAACATTGTACGCATTATAGCTATACCGCATATAGTAAACTGATTACACCATATTGAATGATATCAGCCATGAGTAACAAGGAGTTTGTATTAAGCGTATTTGATAAGAACACCCCGTCTAATCTTGTAGTTGAAAATATACTTTCAAGAACGGGATTGGATGGTGAAGAACCTTTTGCCGAGGAAAATCGGGCAAGATTAGAGGTCGCTTGTGCAAAGCAAATTCCGTGGATGATACAAAATCCATCTTCGGTCAGCGAAAGCGGATTTTCTGTGTCTTGGTCTAATTATGTTGATAGCCTAATGAAATTGTACTCATGGCTGTGCAAACAGTACGGTTTGAAAGACGAACTGAGTAACAAACCTAAAGTGACTTTCTTATGATATTCGCTCCCCACATATTGCAAGTTAAGGTTATCACCCCGATGGATAAGGATGAGTTCGGAAGACCTATTCCCGGTACCGGTGGTGAAAGCTGGCAGGAGGTGTGCAAATGCCGTTGTGATGATGTGAGCGCGGAAAAGAAAGTATCTATCAATGGTGCTTTGTATGATTTCAAGTACAAGGTAGTCTTTGACAAGCCGTCAAAGGTTGAAGCAGGTGCAGAGATTCGTTGTTTGAATGTCGATGGAAGCATAAGAGGTGAAGGAGTTGCTAAAAGCCCTTTGGAAACAAACTATTTTTCCTACAGAGTAATATGGTTGGAATAGATGCAGACTTTTCGGATGTTGACCAGTTCTTTGAGGACGGAACAAGCGAAGTCGTTGCTGGCATGAAAGAAGAGGGAGAGGCATTTGTTGAAGATGCAAAAGCTACCGGAAACTATCAAGACCACACAAAACATTTGAGAGAATCGAATGATTATGAGGTTAATGAAGATGGCTTAATTCTGAAAAACGAAGCTGATTATGCTTCATTCGTGGAATCCAAAGGATTTGAAGTTGCAGGAAGTGCAGCGATAAGGACAGAAAAAAGATTGAAAGATAGATTTGAACGATGATAGTAACCACCGACATAGGAAACATCCTCTACCGGGACTGCAAGATTTTCGGAATAGACATAGTACCAGCAGGAGAAACGCTGACGGGTGAATTGAAGTCCGAAAGGATTGTCATCCACACGAAGAAACAACAGACGGGAACTTATTGGAAGAAATCTTTCGCAGAAGTGAATCTATGTGTACCCAATTTAAGCGAGAATGAAGCGAACACAATCCGGCTTAACGAACTTGAAAGAAAGGCTGACAAGCTGTTTGATGATGTAGTAAGCACCTATGATGGTATGACATATCGTTACTCTATTGATTCTATCGGTACAGAAGCGGACACAGCTTTGAAGTGTCATTATGTGAATGTGAGAATTTTGTTTAATGTATTAAATGTAAAATGATATGATTACAGCAGTAGAAATTGACGAACTGTATTATGCAGAACCGATTAAAACGGTTACTACTCCAGCTGCCGGATTAACAGGCGCAGAAGTAGCCACCATCTTGAAAAACGCAGCAACGAAGCGGGTCAAGAATGTGCATGGTGACACGTATCAATACGAAGAAGCAGAGGCAAGTGTAACTCGTTACAAAAACGCTTTGACTGGTGAGTACTACCGGGAAACGTCTGAACCGGGTGAGGTGAAAATCAACTTCACCATTGGTGAGTATGATTATGCTACAAAGGCTGATTTACAAGGTGGTAAAGCCACAGAAAAGAATTGGGAAAGAGGCAAGTATAAGCCTATTCATAAATGTGTGATTGGTAAAACCAAAGACGGAGTTTATGTTGTGTTTCCGAAAGCGGCTATCAATGCCCGTGGCTCTAATACCGATAAGGCTGTCGGATTGGCTGTTTCGGCCGTTCCCCTTTCCACAGGTGTAGATGGATTGGCTTCCGAAAAGTGGTTTGACGAATCGGAAGTTGTAGTGCCGGAAGGTTGATAATTTTTCAGTAAAAGGATTGTTTTCAGATGGCGGTGGGTGGTTGCTCACCGCCTTTTTAATTTAATGTTATGAATAATCAAGCAGCAAAAACAGTTTCTGATGCTTTGTTAGGGCTGGATTTCATGAATGTGGAGATAGGAGGGATGGTTTATACCATTAAACCTCCTACAATTAAAATTATCTGTCGTGTCATTCATCATTTTTCCAATATCGGCATGACTGGAGATAATGTAATGGAGGCTATTAAAGAACTTCCTGAAATTGCTGGAGATATGCTGAAAGGCATTTCTTGTTTCATCTGTGGCAGTGAGGAGCTGGCTGAAAATTTAGAGAACGGGACTTTTGAAGAAGTTAGGAATGCCTTGGAAGTCTGTTTCTCTATGATGGATATATCGGCTTTTCAGTGTGTCAGCTCGATGAGGAACGTGTCGATGCTGGCAGCAAGACCGAAACAGTAGGAAACACAACGTTCTTCGGGCAGATAGCCTATTTGATTGACACGCTGCATCTGAGTTATACAGAAGTGTTTGAGATTATCCCTTATCGGAATCTGCTGATGATGCAACGGGATAAATTACACGCAGTATATGGTGGTCAGAAGGTGAATAGAATCAGTGGTAAGGAATTGGCTAATCGTAGGAAAAAGAAATAGATATGGCGAAATTATATTTTAAGGTAGGTAGTGACTGGGAAGAAGTTGTAAGACTTCGTAATGAAATTGCAAAATTAAAGCAGGAGTTAATGAGCATGGATGGCACGCAATCTCCTGCTGCTTTCAAGGCTTTGAATGCCCAACTTACTGCATCCAACCAAAGATTGGATGAGTTGGTGACTAATGCAGCCAAAGCTGGAGCAGAGATGGAAACAGGATTCAAAAGGAAAATCTTCGATGCTTCTCAGGTAGTGAATGGATTCACAGAGAAGATTCTTGCTCAAAAAGCGGTAGTTAAGGATATTGAAGCGGATGTAAAACGACTTGGGGATGCTTATCGTATAGCATTGAAAAGGAATCCGTTATCAGCAAATAGCAAGTTAGAAGAATACAATGCTGCTAAGAAAGCTCTTGATGAAGAGAAAGCTGCATTGTTTGGGCTTACTCAGGAACAGGCAAATGCCCGACTGTCTGTAAAAAAACTCCGTGATGAATATGCACTTTATAAAAATGATGGAAAGCAGGTAGTAGAAACTAACAACGGTATAGCTATTTCTTGGAAAAAGGCGTTGGGAGTTATCGGAGGCACTGCTATGTTGAAATCTCTTATCTCAGATGTCACCCGTGTTAGGATAGAAATAGACTCTGTTAGCAAATCTTTTGAAGCATTGTTAAAATCAGAAAGTAAGGCTAAAGAGATGATTGGAGGGTTAAAAGAGCTTTCAATCAAAAGCGGATTGAATACCTATGGAGCAGCCCAAACGCTTCTTGGTTTTAATGTTGATGCAGAGAAGGTACTTCCAACATTGAAAAGTATCGGAGATATAACTATGGGGAACAATGAAAAGTTTTCCTCTATGACACTTGCTTTTGCCCAGATGTCTGCTGCCGGAAGATTAATGGGGCAAGATTTGAATCAGATGATTAATGCGGGATTTAACCCCTTACAAGTTATTTCTGAAAAAACAGGTAAATCCATTGCCGTCCTAAAAAAGGAAATGGAGCAAGGCGCCATTTCTTCCGAAATGGTTGCAGACGCTTTTGCGGCTGCAACATCTGAGGGTGGGCGTTTCTATAATATGCTTGAAAAGCAAAACACTGGAATCAGAGGTGAAAGAAACAAACAAAATGCAGTAATCAAAGAAAAATTAAATGAAATAGGCGAAGCTAATGAAGAACTTATAGCAGGTTCTTACCGCGCAACAACCTATCTAATACAAAACTATGAAACAGTTGGTAAGGTATTGGCTGGACTTGTTGTTACTTATGGTACATACCGAACCGCAGTGATGCTTGTTACCGCTGCTGAAAGCAAACATACCTTTGTGGAGATTGGACTTACCAATGCCCGTTTATTGGCACGAAAAGCGCAGTTAGCTTTAAACGCTGCAATGCTTACTAATCCTTATGTTTTGTTGGCTACCGCCGTTATTGGGCTTGGTGCTGCAATGTGGGCTTTCCACGATTCGACAACCGCGGCAGAGAAAGCGCAAAAAAGATTTGACGAGCAAAAGAAACAGTCTATTAAAAAAGAGCAAGAACATAAACAAAGGCTTGAAGAATTGATTTCCACCCTTCAAAATGAATATACCTCTTCTATGGATAGGGTGAAGGCAATGGATGCAATAAAGAATGAATATCCTGCTCTCTTCCAAAAATACATAGATGAAAAAGGACATATTAGAGACTTGATAGCTTTATGGAAAGAATACAATGAGGAAGCTGGAAAAAGGAACGTAGAAGAGAATAAAATTAATTACAACAACTCTAAAAAACTAATTGATGAATACGAACAGGTTATCGGATTATGGAAAAGGTTCGGAGAAGACCCGAATTTTCATAAAAACAGCTTGAATGAATCAGAGAAACAACTTGCTGACAAATATAGGAATGAAACTTTATTTACTTTGAAATCAAAGATAGATGAAGAAAGAAATATTCTCATAGCTTATCAAAAAGAAGTCCGTTCTGATGAACTAGCTCAATGGCAACTTGATTTAAAGAAAAATACTGATGTTCAGATAAAGTCAGAACTGAATGAAATGAAGCGCCTTCAACAAGCAAGAAAGAATAATAAGTGGTATTCTTTGAATGTAGGCATTGGTTCTTTGAAAGGTGCGACTACTGAATCTGAATTGCAAAGTAGAATAGATATACTTGAATCGGAGTTAAAGTCACGTAAAACCTCAACCTACCAGCAAGACCTTGCGAAAGCCAAATCCGATTGGGAAAAAGCAAAGAAAGGTTATGAAGTATTACTTAAAGACCAACAAGCAACATCGGAACAGGTAAAAAAGGCCCGTGAAGATATGCTATCAAAAGAGAAAGCCTATAAAGATTTAGGTGGTATTACCGGAAGTTCTTTAATCAAGCAGGAAAATCAAGCCAAGAAAGAAGCCGAAAACCGACTTAAACAGCAAGAACAACTTGCCGAACAACTTCTTTCCATTCGTCGGAAAAACCAGCAGGATGAAGTCAACCTCATGGAGGATGGTACTGAGAAGAAGCTGGCTCAGATTGACTTGGACTATCAGAAAGAACTCGATGCGATAGACAAGCAGCGCAAAGAGTGGGAAAAGGCCCAAAATGGAAAACTGACCGATGAGCAGGAATCTGATTTGTCCGCTTGGGAAGAAAACGCTTACAAGTCATACGGGAAAGGGGTTAAAGATGCCAGTAAAGAGAAGTTGGAATCCGAACGTAAAGCATGGCAGGAATACTTCATTGAGTACGGAAACTATCAGGAGAAGCGCAAGAACCTTGTACAGAAATACAATGACGAGATAGCCAAACTGCAAACCGACAGCCCGGAGTACGCTTCCAAGGTAGCCCAAAAGAACAAGGCTCTTGAACAGCTTGATGAACAGTTCGGTCACTCCACAAAGGCGATGGCAGACCTCTTTGAAGATGCCAGCAATAAGTCCGTTTCCGCTATTCAGTCCATCATTGATAAGTATGAAACACTTGTCAAGTACATGTCTGGTACAAAGGAAAGTGACGGAACGAATGTTACACTTGATGAATTGAAAGCGCTCGGATTCACTGATAAGGACATTGAAAAGATAGAAAAGGGTGAAATCTCCATAAAGGACGTAACAGATGCAATCAGAGGGCTAAAGGATGAGCTGAAAGGCAAATCACCGTGGCAGGCTTTCGTCTCTGACTTGGAGAAAGGGATAGAAGCCATAAAAAAGGGTGGCAACGATTCCAAGAAAATCGGTCAAGGAATCACCGATACAGGAAATGCTGTGACGTCTTTTGCCCCTGCATTGAATGAGTTCGGCTCAAGTATCGCCGACATATTCGGATTTGACGATAGCAAGATAACAAGTGCCATTGATGCGCTTGGCGGCTTAGGACAAACGACATCCGGGTTCGGGCAAATCATGTCGGGTGATATTGTCGGAGGCGCAATGAGTGCGGTTTCTGGAATTTCCTCTGTAGTGTCCGCGTTGGACGGGATGTTCGGTGCCGATTATTCCCACTATAATGAGATGGTTGAGGAATATAACAAACTCAATGAGATATGGGATGAGCTGATAGACAAGAAACTGGAATATATCGGCATTTCCTACGGTATGGAAGCGGACAAGGTCGGAGAAGAGGCGCTTGGCCTTGTTGAAAAGCAGATTGAGGCATATCGCCTGCTGGGAAAAGAGCGTCTTAATTCCGGTGCATCTGCCGGTTCCCATTCCATTGGCAAGCGGATGGCAAAGAACACCTCGTCAAGCGACTGGCAGGACATTGCCGACGCACTCGACATGTCAGTCAATGCCGCCAAAGAGCTTATCGGGACCGGAAGAATGACCGGACTGTTTGACCTCACTGTTGAGCAATTGGAGAAACTTAAATCCGAAGCTCCTGCCTTCTGGGCGAAGATGGACGGTGACGTGCAAGAATATTTGAACGGCATTATAGATGGAGAGGAAAGGATTGAGGATATTCAGGACCAGATAAAAGAGCAGCTCACCCAAACAACCTTTGACGGTGTGTTCGACAGTTTTGTAGATACTCTCATGGATATGGACAGTTCCGCGAAAGACTTTTCTGACAGTTTCAGCGGATATATGCAGCGTGCCGTGCTTACCACAATGGTAGGCAACAAATTTACCGAGGACCTTCAAACGTGGTACGATGCCTTTGCCCGGGCCAATAAAGACCAGGAAGGCATTACCAAGGAGGAGATGGAGGCCCTTCGGGAGCAGTATGATGCAATCGCCGGTTCCGCACTTGCCGAACGTGACAAGCTTGCGGAAATTTTCGGCTGGACCAAAGAGGATAGCGACAGTAGCACGGATAATTATGAGAACTTCATCGGTAGCATGCAGGATTCTCTTACTTCCCTTGATGTGACAGCCAAGGATGTTTCTGACAATATCTATGATTACTTCCGTCAGGCAATGATAAAGGCTTTGTACGAGAAAGAATACAAGGGCAGGATGGAAGAGTTGTACAAGACTTTTGAAGAACTTTCCAAAGACGGATTGTCCGAGAGTGACATGGTACAGCTCGGTTCTCAGGTTGACCGATACATTGAGCAGATGATGAAAGGTGTTGAGGGTGTGAACAGCATCTTCACAGACAAACTGAAGGACGCCGAAGACCTGCAGTCGTTTGTTGATAACGTCAAGTCTGCCATGTCTTCCATCGAAGCCACCGCCGAAGACATAACAGACAATATCTTCGAGTACATCCGTCAACAAATGGTTGAGAAGATGTTTGCCGATACCTTCCAACCACAGATAGAAGAGTTTTATAAACGGGTTCAGAAAGCCATGTCTGACGGCGATATAACCGATGCTGAACGTAATACACTGAGAAGCGAAGCTGAAAAGTTGGCTAATGACATCGTAGCCGCCAAAGACATTCTTTCTGATACTCTTGGCATTACCGAGAGTAACATGAAGAAGGAACTTGAAGAGGAATTCAAGTCCTTCTCCGATGACATATTGAACTCTCTTACCAATGCCGAGGTAACAGCCGAAGCCGTTGCCAAGAATATCTCCGAATCCATGCGCAAGGAACTTATCGAATCCATGTATATCGAGCAATATGAACCACGTATCAAAGCTATCTGGGAGAAATGGAAGGAATACTCGGAGGATGGACTTGTAACCGATGAAGAACGTGCCAATATCAAGAATGACATTGACGAATTGAGCAAGGAGGTCGCCGATGCTGCCGGGGAAATCAGTGGCGCGTGGAAAGACTCTGGAGAGGAGGTAAGGAAAGCGTTCAACTCTTTCTCCGACAGTATCAAGAGTGTGCTCTATGACGCAGAAGCTACCGCCGAGGACATAGCCGACAATATCTATCAATATATGCGCAATGCCTTGGTGGATTCCATGTTTACTGCCCAGCTCCAGCCTCAGATTCAGGCCTGGTATGACAAATATACCGAATTTATGAAAGACGGTGCCATTGATACGGCCGAGCGCAAGACTCTGGACGAGATGATAGCCGAAATTCAGAAAGCCGGTGTCGACATTGTGGATGCGGCTAACAAGCTTTTCCCCACTCTTGATACGGGAGCCATCAACCGTGCGGAAGAAGCCGCCCAGGAAGCGGAGAACGCCCGTAATGAAGCTGAGCAGGAATGGGAGTCGTTCTCTGATGGTATTCTGAATTCCTTGTACGATATAGAGGCCACGGCGGAGGATATTTCCGATGACATGAGCGAATACATGCGCAAGGCTTTGATTAAGGCCATGTATGTGGAGAACTTCAAACCGCAGATGCAGAAGTGGTACAATGAGTGGAAAAAGGCCATGGGAGATGACGACCTGACTTCCGAAGAAAAGCAGCTCCTCGACTCCATGAAACAGACGATGGTTGACGACATGAAGAAAGAAGTTGATGCCATCAACCAGTTCTTTGGAACCATGTTTTTACAGCAGGCGAGTAGTAAGGGTTTTGAAGCCATGTCACAAGATACCGGCGAAGAACTTAACGGACGTTTTACAGCTTTGCAGGTTGCCGGGGAAGAAATAAAGAACCAGTCCATTCAACAGACCGGTTTACTTTCATCCATCAATGGCAAACTTTCATTGCTCAATCTTAGAAGTGGGGATGTCCCAGCTTTGTTATCTGGAACTCCTAATTTCGCAGATAGAGCCAAAGAGACAATAGCGAGCGGCTATCAGTCGCAGGTACATATTGTTTTCCCGACAGAGGACATAAAGGCATTGACCGATAGAGTCTCCAATATGGAAAGAATCGTAGATGAAATGAGAACATTCCAAGTAGAAGGTAACATGGACCGTAGAGATATACTTGAAAACTCTGTTATTCTTGCCAAGAATAGTCCGCGAATACTCGATAATACAAATGATATCAAGCAGGATATAAAGAATCTATAATAGTTATGGCAGAATTAATAATAAACGGAAGAGAAGCCCTAAAAGAGTGGGGTGTTAGAATGGGAGATAACTTTCTTGATGTACTGGGAGCACCGGTACCTCTGAAAGAGTTTATAGAGAATAAATCACGCTTGGAACATGGGAAACAAGTTCTTATGGATAACCCCAAGCTTGATGAGCGTGAGTTAACTCTTGTTTTTACAGTAGAAGGTGATTCTCCTGCCGATTATCAGGCAAAGAAAACAGCTTTTTATGAAGAACTTTACAAAGGTAAAATTGATATTCAGATTCCTGAGAACAATAGTGATATTTATCATTTGCTGTATTTAGGAAAGAGCGTTTCTTATGCCCAAAGCTTAGACCGGACATTTAGGAAAATATCAGCCAAATTCTGTGAGTATAATCCATCTAACCGTGTTGTAGGCTAGAAATTTACGACATTAAATTCATTGTCGTGTATGGAAGCTCTAATTTTTAGGGCTTCTTTTTTTTATGTCCGACCTTTGTTTACATGATAGATATTAAGGACATACAAGGCAATACCCGCTTTTCAACTGGTATCAATTCCGGTGCAAAAGGCAAGTTCTCTTTAATGAAAGAGGACTATGTCGTACTACCTTTTAATACTCTGTCCCCAGTCGATTTCCAAGTAGGTGATTACGTTGACCTGCGTGGGGTACTCGATGCCTCCATGGGCGGTAAATTGGCAAAAATCTATCAGATTGTAGATATTCCCTATCCGACCTACAAGAACGGAGGCTACTCCTATGAACTTCGTTTTGACGCTTACTATTTCAAGTGGAAAACAAAGATATTCAAGTACACCCCGGAGTACAGAGGACAGGAAGCGTCCTGGTCCCTTACCGCTTCACTGGATGTCCAGATGGGTGTATTCCTTCGCAATTTGAAAGCTCTTGGTTATAAATATGAGGGAAAAGACTTCGTGTTCTCCATTGACGATAGTGTCGAGAACTCCTCCAAATTGATGACCTATGACAATACCAACCTCATTGATGCTATGTTCAGCATGGCTGATAACTGGGGTTGTGATTGTTGGGTAACGGACCATGTCATCAACTTCGGACGCTGTGAGTTCTCCGACGCTGTTAAGATTGAACTTGGCAAGGAAGCCAAGGACATGAGCCGGAGTGACAGCAAGGGTACTTATGCCACAAGAATCTATGCGTTCGGTTCAACAAGAAACATCCCTACCAACTATCGCCCGGTAGACCGGACCACTGTTGTCAACGGTATCGTCCAGAAGCGCCTTATGCTTCCGGCAGGCACTCCATACGTGGATGCCCACGAGGGCTTGACCGATTTGGAAGCCATTGAAGCCGTTGTTGTATTCGACGACGTCTATCCCAAACGGGTGGGTGAAATCACCGGTGTAAGCTCTTATGAGAGCGAGGTAGATAATGAAGATGGTACAAAGACAAAAGCTACCTTCTACCGGTTCAAGGATTCAGGCATCAACTTCTCGAAGGAATACATCCTTGAAGGACATGAACTCAAAATCAGGTTCGAATCCGGCAAGCTCAACGGCATGGAGTTCGGTGCTGCCTTTAACCCTCTTGGTCTGACTGAGAAGAACGACGACGGCACATGGAATCCTGACGCCCAGCTTTGGGAGATTATCCGTAACGAGGACTACGGTAGACCCCTGCCGGATGAAGTGTTGTTTCCCGAAAAAGGTGACAGATATGTGCTGTCCGGCTGGAATGTCGGGAAGATAACTGAACTTGGGTTGGTGGCTGCTGCCGAAGAGGAACTGCTTGCCACTGCAAAGAAGTACGTGGCAAAGACCTGCATCGACGACGGCACCTATACGGCTACGCTCAACTCCATCTGGGTACACAAAGACCAAATAAATCACAGCTTTGACATAGGACAGCGCATCAACCTTGTCAATCCTGCCTACTTCAAGGACGGGCGCTTGTCCCGTGTCATCGGCTTTGAAATCAACCTCGACAAGCCTTACGATTCCCCGCAGTATACGATTGGCGAAAGCACCGCCTATTCCCGCCTTTCCGATATTGAAACGCAAGTCGAAGAGTTGACTTTTAAGGGACAGACCTTCACCGGTTCGGGAGGAAGCAACATCTATGTCATCAAGACCAACGACGCTACGGCCGCAAGCAACTTCAATGTATTCTCTGCTTTACGTACCCTAAGAATGTTCTTGAGAAAGGATGCAAGCGACGTAGCGGAGGAGGTTATCACATTCTTAAAAGGCCTTTTGATTGGCAAGAATGGCAGTGGTATTACCGTCCGTGAAGACGGTACTTCCCAAGCTGTCGTTGACCGTCTGTATGTGAAGATAAAGGCCGTCTTTGAAGAACTGCAGGTTAAGAAAGCCACCCATGTAGGCGGTGAACAGACAATCACCCATGCCGGTATGAAGTGCATCCGCGTGGAGGAACTGGAAGATGCCTACCGCTGCTATTTCCTTGCCGAGCAGGAAGGTGAAGCGATAGCAAACGAATTTAGTGTAGGCTCGCTGGCGCAAGCAAAGGAGTGCAACATCGTCGAAGGGACTACCCTGAACGCCTCCAACCGCTACTATTGGCGTGAGGTCATGGCTGTGGGACGTGACTATATTGACTTATCCAAGGCCATCTGTGATGAAGGTAGTGATATCCCCCAAGCAGGTGACGATATTATAGGATTGGGCCACCGTACAGATGTAGACCTTCAAAGCGCAATCGTGCTATCGTCTACCAACGAGACATCCCCGTCTATAATTTTCTACACCGGCATTGACGACTTCAACCTAACGGGGAAAGATGTAATCTCCTTCGGTGTTGACAAATCCACCGGGCATGCCTACATGAAAGTGTACGGTACTTCCTATATCGGCGCCCGTGATGAGAGCACTTACATCAAGTACACACCGGAAGGTGGCGTAGAAATCAAGGGGCGATTCCTTACTATGGCCGGTGAGGACATCCTGACAATGTTCACTGTCATTGAAGGACTTATCAAGTCTGAAATCTCATCCGTGCGTGATGAAATCAATGCCCTGAACAATTACCTTAACAATGCGTCTTTTGCCGCTGATATGCAGTACTGGACCGGTAGCAGCAACATACGCATCTTCCGAGTTGACGGCCGGCTGCTGTATTTCAACAGTAACTTCTATGCGAACAAGGAATCTTTCGCTAATATAGTAAGCGAACGCGCAAAGAATGTGCTGCGCCTTAAGAACAGCTATATCGAGCAGGTCAATTCAGACTTTTACCGCCATCCGGATTTCGAGACCTTCGACGGGCTCAAGCGCCCCCGGCAGTTCACTATCTCTTTCAAGTATCTTGTGAAACGTCCCGGCACTCTTGCCTTCCATTTCAAGGACGAGAAGGAAGAAGGCTTCGAGGAATACACCCCGATTTCCTTTTCTAAGGACCTATATCCCGGTACCGAATTCAAACAGATGGAGATAACTGGCAAGTGGAACGGTACCGGTAATTTCTATATGTCTTTTACCGGTGACATGTACTTGTATGCACTGACACTAACCGATGATGCTCTTGCCGACCTGCGCGAGGAGTTCAACATGCGTTTCGAACTCACAGACAAGAAGATTCAGGCGAACCTTGATGAAATCAGAAATACGGCTGACAACTTTGAATATTATCACAGTGAATTCCTGCTGACTGCGCGTAATCTTGAAGTGAAGTTCACAGAAGACCTGCAGGATGCTGAGAGCCGCATAACGCAAGAATACGCCTCCGCTATCAACTTGTCCGCCCGTGGCCTGAAAGCAGAATTCACGTCCGGTCTTGCAGACCTTGAGACGGGAATCACCGAAGCATATAAGTCTGCCATCGGCATATCGGCCCGCGAGCTTCGTACAGACTTCAGTGCGTCCGTCTCTGACCTGGATGGCAGGATGTCCGCCCATGCAGGCGGCTTCCATGTGACGGCCGAGAAGATAGAAAGCATGGTGAGTGCCACAAACAGCCTGAAGGGTACCGTGGAACAGCATACCTCAGCCATTAGCCAGACGGCTAGCCGTATAGACCAGTTCGTGCAGAAGATAACCTTCGATTCCAAAGGTAACATTACCAATATCGACAAAGCCGGTTTAGTGACGGAGAGCAATATCGCCACCATGTTTGCGGAAAAGGTCGACCCCAACGGTGATATCGTCAGGCGTGCTCAAATCAGCGCGTTCATCACCGAAGGCGAAGCGGGCAGGCTGATATCCAATGCTACAATCGAGGCTGACCGGATAAACTTTACGGGAAAGACCATCATCAACGGCAGTTTCGTGGTCGATACAAACGGGCGTGTGACGATGAACGACATCACGGCAAACAACCTGACTCTAAAGGGCAGCATAACGGGCACGGATGCTACGCTGAACGGCATTACAGCTAATAATCTGACATTAAAAGGCAATATCTCAGGTATTGACGCCATCCTGAACGACATTACTGCCAATAACCTTACGTTGAAGGGCAACATTACCGGGGCGGGGGCTACACTGAATGATATCACCGCCAATAATCTTACCTTGAAAGGGAGTATAACGGGCAGGGATGCTGTCTTGAACGATATCACCGCGAATAACCTTACCCTGAAAGGTACCATATCCGGTGCCAATGCCACGCTTAACGATATCACAGCCAATAATCTTACGTTGAAAGGAAATATTTCCGGTGCCAACGCCATATTGAACGGCATCACCGTAAACGGAAAGATAAACGCCTCCAGCGGCCGGATAGGTGACTATCTGTATCTGCATGGTAACGGTATATCCACCAACTCGAGAGCGTTCGTGACCGACCTTACAGATAGCACTACGCAGTTCGAACTCAGCAAGAGCTACTATCTGCATGCGATAGCGTCGGACGGAGGAGCCAATAGCATCCTGATAAGGCCCTACCAGACTATGGAAGCGGGCACAGTCAAAGGGGTGGTAACCATCTCTGCAACCATTCCGGGGCGCAATAGGGCCATACACGTATCTTCCGGCGAGAGCTATTTCGGTGGTGATGTGATAGTGGGGAAGATGTATGCTCCGTCCTCCGGGACTCTGGAAATTGCCGGGCCGCTGAAGACGCAAGGTGTATACCGGAATACTGACGTGATACTCTCTTCGGTTACAAGGTACAGCATTAAGGCGACCGACCACACACTGCTTTTTTACGGCAACTGTACTATATCCCTTCCGTCCTCTTCTGACGGGCATGAGATATGGATAATGCCGAACGGGAATACCATCAGTTTTCCTTCCGGTACGTTCGCGAACTCTTCCAGGACGAATATCAACGGGCGTGAATGGCATGTGATAAAACGGGTTTTGGGGAATTGGTATCTGTCATGGATGAGTATATAGAATAATTAAAATAGAAAGTATGAAAATCAACTTTAAGAAAATCGAGGCCCAGACCTCATTCGAAGGCGCCAAGCAGACCTTCGACGTAGCCGAAACGGTCGGCAATGAAATGATGTACAACGGAAGTATCCTTCTGGATATAGGCTTTGAAGACTTGGCACGGGAAATCTACTACTCGAAAGATGCGGTGGAAATCCCGGAACAGTATTGCAAGGCTCTTGAACTTGTGGTGAAGAACTCACGGCTCATAGCTGCCGTGAAACGTGCGGTAATTAACCAACTGAACGTCATCCAGCCATCTTAAATCAATTCTGAAAATTATGGTATTGGAATCAAATCAGTTCAACCAGCTTGTAGAGGAGGTGAAGAAAGCCCTTCTTGTCGGCTCCCAAGGTGTGGGCGATGTGGAGATTGTCGATTCGCTGGCCGATATCGTGAGCCTGCCCGCCCTCCGTCTTGCCGGTATGGAAGAATCGGTGGTCGAGGCACCGCTTGAGTTGCTGTCTGCCCCTGCTGAGGAAGCTGCTGAGGAAGTGCGCAAAGCCGAAGCGGAGCGTGTCATAGTGGAGAACGCACGCAAGGAAGCTGAGAAATCCCGTGAAACGGCTGAGACAAAGCGTGCTTCATCTGAAAGTACCCGCGCATCTGCTGAAACTACGCGTATCAATGCCGAAAAGGAACGTGTGACAGCCGAAGGTCTCAGGAAAACGGCAGAGACAGAGCGAGGCAAAGCTGAAGCGGTCCGACAGACGTCTGAGACCGGACGGGCAACTGCCGAAACCGGCCGTGTTACTGCCGAAGGTAAACGTGTCAGCGCCGAGGAGGAACGTAAAAATGCTGAGACAGTGCGGGCCAACGCAGAGTCAACCCGACAGACAGCCGAAACGGGTCGTGTCAATGCTGAAACCGGTCGTGCTACAGCAGAAGGTAAGCGCGTTACTGCTGAGAATGCCCGAAGCACTGCTGAGGATACACGTAATAGTGCGGAAACTAACCGCCAAACAGCCGAAACCGGACGCGTAAATGCTGAAAGTGGCCGTGTAAATGCTGAAAGTACCCGTGTCACTGAATTTGCTGCCCTCAAGCAGGAATCGGAGACGGCTACTGCGAATGCTACTGATACGGCAGAACATCCTACCTACATCGGTGCAGACCACTATGTATACCAATGGGATAAGAGCGCTAAAGAATACGTTAAGACGGATATCTATGTGAAAGGCAAGCCGGGAGATACATTCACCCTTCTTGGACGTTACGATACGCTTGATGCCTTAAAGACTGCTGTACCTGACGGGTCAAACATCACTGGTTTCTATTCCGTTGGAACTGCATTGCCTTATACATATTATGCCTGGTATAACGGTGATTGGCAAAGTCAAGGACAATTACAAGGTCCAAAGGGCGATAAAGGCGAGAAGGGGGATACGGGAGCGCAAGGTCCTCAAGGCGTACAAGGTCCACAGGGCATGAAAGGTGATACCGGTGCCACAGGACCGCAAGGAGTAAAAGGTGATACTGGTGCTACCGGTCCTGCTGGTGCAAAAGGCGCCACTGGTGCACAAGGAATACAAGGTCCAAAGGGCGATAAAGGAGACAAAGGTGATACGGGTGCAAAAGGCGCTACCGGTGCTACTGGTGCCACGGGTGCAGCAGGTGCAAGTGCCAGTATTACCGGTGCTACTGCTACGGTTGACGCCAACATCGGTACGCCCTCCGTGACCGTTTCTCTCGGTGGTACCGCATTGGCCAGAACCTTTTCCTTTGCTTTCAAGAACCTGAAGGGTGCTACCGGAGCTACTGGACCTAAAGGGGCGACTGGTGCGCAAGGACCACAAGGGCCGCAAGGTGTCGGTGACCCGACAGTCACCGGTGCGAATACGGTCACGACACTGGCCTCCCTGCCAATTTCCAAGAGAAGTATCACTGCAAGGTTGGGTTCTGCCACGAACATCAGCCTTGCTTCCGGAATGTCAGTGGGCAATGACTTGTATATCCGCTGCGTCGCATCGGCGGCATTCACACAGCCGATACCCAATACCGGCGCGTTCACTTCGATGTCCGGTACTTCAATCAGTGTTTCCGCTGGAGATATCTTTGAGATTAGTATCTGGTGCTATGCCGCTGGCGCCTATTCAATATCCGTAAAAACAAGGGACTAAGGTTTATGAGTGTATTAAAAAGACGAAGCAATAATATAAAGGACGGTCAGTATGTGATTGCATTCTCCGACAGTAGAGCCTTAATAGATATTTCCAAGGATTGTGGAATGACATGGACCAGAAGACAACCTTCCGACCTTCCTAATGTAAACGAATACTTTTTCAGCAACGATAGAACGAGGATTGCCATGTCCGGAGACGGCAGGCATATCTATTGCTCGTGCTATATGGCAAATGTGGGATTATTGCGTTCTACGGATTTTCTGGAGACGGCAGAACCTTTCAAGCCTGATAATTGCTATTCCGTATACTCGATAGCCTGCAACGGCAGGGGGAATCTGGTCGCTGTTGTGTGTCAGAATAGCAATAACAAATATGATTTGATGCTTTCCGGGGATTATGGGAAGACATGGCGGGTCTCCAATGGATTAAAAGACAATACCGTGCCTCTCATGGGGGTGGAAATGTCCCATTCCGGCAGATACGTAGTGGCATATGCGTCAAATTCTCCCTATTATACTACCCATGAGCTGTTTATATCTTCCGATTATGGAGAAACTTTCAGCAGTGAAATATTCAGGGGGCCTATCACAAAGATTGCCATTTCCGGTGACGGCAAATACATGTTGTGTTGCTGCAACAGGGAGAGTTCATCAAAGTTATACTATGCCTATTATTCCGGGGATTATGGGAAGACGTGGACTAAAATTACCGATTCGAGTTTCTCTGCCCGTACATTGGCCATATCCTATGACGGGAAATATATGGTTATAGAGGGAGGGTACTCTTATTCCGGTGCACGTATATCCGCCGATTACGGAAAAACCTGGGCATTGAAGCATTCCGTTATTGGCAATAGCTTTGCTTTGGGGCTTTCGTCTGACGGAAAGTATGCGATAGCACAGGAAAGTTCTTCTCCGTATCGTATGTTCAAATCTTCGGATTATCTGGGCTCATTTACTGAAATAAATACGGCACCGCTTACATCAGGTATTAGAGCGAATTACCGATTTATCATAATGAATAAAAATAGGCTTTAACAATAATGCAATATATACATATTTATTCAGAGGAGAAAGTTGTCCGTCTTGATTTTGAACTGGACGGAAACTATGAAGTGGGTACAACCTATGAGGATTACCTGAATGGAGCCTGGGTACCGTTGAATGTGGAACAAAAAACATTTTATGAAACCCATCCGGCAGCGTCTGCAAAGGAAATTCTTGAATGTGAATTAATCCCTCCCTATGAGCCGACTTTGGAGGGTGTGAAGAGCGCGAAGGTCAATGAAATTGCTGTTTACGACGGGTCCGATGCCGTGAATTCCTTTACGCTTGGCGGCAAGCGGATGTGGCTTGACAAGGATACGCGGGTAGGACTGGCAAACTCAATCACTATCGAGCAGGCTGCGGGCAAGGAGACAACCGTGCTGTGGTATGATACCGTGAAGTATGTAATCCCCATTCCTCTTGCCTTGCAGATGCTGGCCGCACTGGAACTGTATGCCCTGGAATGCTATAATGCCACGCAGGAACATCTGGCCGCGGTTATGGGACTTGCTACGAAAGAGGAGGTCGGAGCGTATGATTACACTTCCGGTTATCCTGAAAAATTAGTGTTCAACCTTTAAATTGATGGCTTATGATTTACTTATATTTTATGTCGCTGTTTTTGCTCACTATGTACATAATGTATGCGGTGAGAGTGTGCGGAGTGCCTTGGAGCTTGTCTGATACCTACTATCAGTTGAAGAAGCGGAATCGTCCGGCATGGCTGTTCCAGATAGCTATGATTGTTCCTGCCATGCTGCTTATGCCGGTGTGGATTGAATGCTCATCGGAGAACCTGCAATGTTTGGCATTTCTTGCTTGCGGTGGGCTGATGTTCGTCGGGACAGCCCCGCTGTTCAAGGAGGAATTTCAGAGCAAAGTACATTATGCAGGGACAGTAATAGCCGGATTAGCTACAATTCTTTGGGTTTGTCTCTCCGGTATGTGGTACTTGCCTGCGGTTGCTTTCCCGATAGCCGTTGTTATCATGTTGAGATACCGGAAATGGCTGTTCTGGGCGGAGATGGCAGCGTTTGCTTGTGCTTATGTGGGGGTGCTTATAATTTGTATCGATTGTTAAACCGGGAGAAATGGAAATGAATGATTGGATTATGTTGGTGACCGCACTCGGTGGCATCGAGGGCATCAAGCAGCTTGTTAAGTGGTGGATGTCGCGCAAGACCAATGCGCGTATTGAGGATGCCCATGCGGATGTTGAGGAGTTCAAGGCTTTACGGGAGTACAACGAGTTCCTGCAGAAGCAGCTTTCGGAGAAGGAACAGCGGTTTGTGGAGCAGACTGACCGGCTCCGTAAGGTGCAGGATGAATTGTTTACACTGAAGGAGACTAATTCTGACCTGAAACTGGAACTGGCGCTTAAACGGTGTGAGAGGAAGAAATGCGGTGACAGAGAACCGCAAAACGGCTACTGATTCGCGGAAAGGAAGGTGTTTCACAACGACTCCCTTTCCCTTAATACTACACAACTTAAAGTTTAAACAAAGGCGTTTGCAAATATATTGTATTTTTATGTAAAACCAAAAATCAAGGAGGAAAATAAGAATGGTGAATGTGTATAAATTAGCGCCGTGGATTCTCAAATGGGAAGGCGGTTTCGTGAATGACCCGGCAGACCTTGGAGGTGCTACGAATATGGGTGTGACTATCGGTACGTGGAAGTCATGCGGCTATGACAAGGACGGTGACGGTGATATAGACGTGGATGACTTGCATCTGCTTACCCGTGAGGATGTCGTTAACCGGGTGCTCAAGCCACATTATTGGGACAGATGGAAAGCTGACGAGATTAAATCGCAATCAGTTGCTAATATATTGGTTGATTGGGTGTGGGCATCCGGTGCACACGGAATAAAGATACCTCAACGCTTGCTTGGTGTTACTGTGGATGGAATAGTAGGTCCTAAGACACTCGCTGCGGTGAATGCCAGGAACCCGCGTGAGTTGTTCGACATGATTAAGATTGCACGGTTCGATTTCATCGAGGATATATGCCGCTCTCGTCCGGCGAACAATAAATTCAAACGGGGGTGGATGAATCGGATTAACGATTTAAGGTTTGAGGAATGAAAAAGTTACTGTGGATATTGGTTGTATTGCTGGCAATTGCTTGTGTGGCGGCTTGGTTTCGTCCGCACGAGCCTTTGTCGGCAGAAATACGTACCGAGACGAAGATAAAGACGGTTGTCAAGGTAGATACGATGCTTATCTCTGCACCGATGGCTGTGTTCTGGCGTTTCGTGCCGGATGATACGACACGGATAGGTGATACCTTGCTTCATCGTAAGCAAGTGGTATATAGAGACAGCTCGTATCAGGCTGTGGTGAGCGGATATGTAGACCCTCGGCTGGATAGTTTACAGATATTTCCTAAGACGGTGTATCAGACGGTGACGAATGATATATACCATCCAGTCGCCATCAAGTCGAAGAAGAAGCGGTGGGGCTTTGGTTTGCAGGCTGGGTATGGCTATCCGAGTGGAATGTATGTAGGTGTAGGGGTAAGCTGCAACTTATTCATGTGGTAATTGGAATGTGGGAAAAACAAAAACAGAATGTTCTGTTAAGATATTTTTTGGTGAATCTTTGTTTTCTGCACTAAAATACGTATTTTAGTGCCGCCAAATAAATATATCTTAAAAATGAATCCCTTTTCATTGTGTAATCCGTAAAATCGGATTAAGGTTGTAGATAAACCTTTTGGCACGCAGTGATAAGGGATTCGCCATTTCTAATAAGTATGAAAACAACAATAGAAGCTTACACTATTACTGTAAGAAGAAAAAGAGAAAAGGACCCTTTGTTATTTTCTGATTCTCCTGATATTTATGATTTAATGGCTCATGACAATGTTAGTTTCATTAAATATATAGATAAGAATATTACAGGAGATCTTCCTGCGGAAAAAATGACAGTAAGAATTCCTCCTAAAGACCATAGTCATAATGATAAAAAGAGATATCTATGTGGCATTATTGAGACTGGATACTATGGGAAAGAGTATGAGGCAGTAGACAAAGATGACCCAAAAGATGAAACGAAAAAGATTCTTTTAGGTAAAAGCAAAGCAATACTTAAGCCTTTTTTTTATTATATTCAGATTCCGCGAAAGGGCAATAAGGCTTTGTTAATATTGGAACGTGTAGATAATAATGGTATCTATCCTTTACTTCGAAGTATTTTAATTTCATTTTTTAATTATCATTTTCAGGTTGAAGATTTATATATAATTGATAGGAATGCTGTCGTATTGACATCGTATTTAAAAAAGTTGAAAGAGGGTAGGTATAACTCTTTATCCTTATCTGCCAATTCTATACATACAGACGCTGCTGAACGATATTTTGGAGGATTAAATTCTGAAGATTTTACGATAGAATTGACGATGAAGTTTAAGAATGGTATGGGGGAAATAAAAGAAAAAAAAGTTAAGGAAATGATTAATTCAGGAAAATTTCTTTTTGATTCTCCAGATTTAAATGCTATATTTGGAATAATCTCATAATCCGCTAAGAATAAAAAGTTTATGCGGAAAGTTCAAGAACGAGGTAATGAGTTGGCAACTGTTCTGATTTCTACATACTTGCGTGATTTGCATTGATGTACAACTCATCATGGAACAAAGGTACAACTTTTTTATGAACGAGCAAAAGGACGGTGCATTTTTCATTATTGCAGGATAAAATTTGATTTGGTCTATCATCAATCAGCGATATTATGAGTTTACCGATTCTGTCATTCGCCCCTTTCCTCTGCTCGTCTGCGAAGGTAGTACAATAGCCCTTGAAAGTTGAAAGGTCGGGGCGGCAAGCCGTTTCGGGCAGAATCTTCCTCCTACGGAGAGTATTCAGCCCGAAAACCTTTCCCCTTTCAATGTCTGTACTCAGAAATGCAGACGGCAACGGAAATGAGCGACTGACGAAAATGTAGAAGAAGATAAACAGACAGCATACAAAAGGGTTCTTACATTGATAACCCATTTGTATGCTGTTCTTGTTTCTATCCATAGTGGCACTATTGTTATGCAACAGATGAATATAGGGGCAAGCGGTAAATTTCACTCCCTCCAAAAATATAGAAGGGATTTATCCGCTGTTATTCATCAGGTGCTTGCCGTTGTACTCCCGTTTCAATGCTTGCTCAATCTCACTTCGCTTATACAGAACTTTACCACCAAGTACATAGTAAGGCAATGTTCCATTGCTTCGGTATTCGCTTAATGTTCTTCGGCTGACTTTAAGCATATACGCCACCTCCTTGTCGCATAGATACTCATCATCGTGTTGTAAGGCTGCACTGTCTTTGGGCATACTATCGAGAATCTCCGATAGTTGGTCGATACTCTCGTGAATGGACTGCATCCACGCATCATCTTTAGTTCTCATCTCTTGATACATAGTTCAAATGGTTTTATTGTTATACATTGATTAGATTTCTCTACCTCGCCACTTGGCTTCTTTTCGCCTGTCCTCTACCTTTGTTACAATGCTCTCCACATCTTCGGGCAGGTAGTAGGTGCGGTTGCCGATTTTTGTATAGGCAAGCGTTCCGTTATCACGCAAAGTCTGCAATGTACGCTTGCTTATCTTCAACTTTTGACAAACATCCTGATGGTCGAGCCAATTGTTTGTCTTTTTCTTCCCGTTCTTGACAACGGGTGAATTTGATACTCGCAGAATGAACTGCTCAATCTTCGTGGCAAATTCTTCGAATGCCTTTCGCTCAAAAATGATTAATTCCATACGCTTTATTTTAATTTATTACACTTGTTTTCTTGTTTTGCACTGCTAAATAAGGAAGAGATTTTCATACTTCAATGGCACTAACAATAGGTGTCATTCCTTGTCATATCGTTTCATCATTGATACGATAATCAGCCATTGAGATAGCCTCTGTTCTCATACGCAGTTTCGTTTTCTGAGGACAAAGAAAGAGATAAGTAATCACACCTCAATCATACGGTGAGCCTGTTGCAGTATGTGGCACAGTTCGTGGCATTTTTAGATGTATATGATGATACATTCCTAAGCATACATCACATTGTAACAAATATTATATAAGAATATCCTCAAGCGGCTCCATGTCTCGAATCTTGTCCGTAGCATTGTCGTTTGTCAGACCGATGCTTATCCGTCTGTAAAACTTTTGCCCCGAACAGCCGAAACAGATAGCCGCTAATTCTATAATTGCAGTATAGTGGATAGACCAATTCACGACACTTCGGCAGTCCGTCTATCTGCTATCTGATTTAAGCCCTTAATTTCCTCAATTAAGCATTTCGTCCTAATCCATAATTACCCGTTCAATTTGGGAAGAATTATGCAGTCTGCACTGCCTACGAATCACCCCGAAATGCAATGCAATTCATAATTGCCTACATAGACCTAATTAGTTGTGGTAGAATTGTATGCATATTTTCTTTGCAGCATATAATCGGTCAAAATTGTGCACAAAGACCATATTGTTGAACTAAAAAAACATTCACACTATGAAGAAAAAAGAGATTAAAATCAGTAACGAGGAAATGATGGAGTTGATGGGACTAAAGCGCACATCAAACTCCGATGATAACTCGGACAAGACTGCCATTGATTTGGCTATTGAGAAGTATTCAAAGGAAGAATTAGCTGCAAAGGAAACTGAACAACCAGACGAGCCAACAACCGATGTGGATACTCCAAGTGATTCAGAGGAGTCCACAAAGGTTGTTGAAGTCGAGCAACAGCCACCTACACCACCTATCCAACGCCGAGTGAGCAGCAAGCAACGCAAGCTCTCGTTGGAGGAGTACCGCAACACCTTTATGCGACCTTACAAGATTGAAGACCGCAAGCCGGTATTCATCAGTGGCAAGTTGCGAAAGATGCTCGACAAATTCGCCTGCAAAATCGGTGAGGATAGAATGAGTATGTCAGGACTATTGGAGAACATCGTCCGTCATCACATCGAACTCTATTCAGAAGATTTCGAGCATTGGAAAGGGATGTAACCTCTTAATCCATTCTATTTAAGAACTATTCCAACGGTATTTCATTTTGAGGCACTCAAAACTGATTGACCTTCGGTTAGTGGGGAAGCAAGTTTATGTTTTGGGCAGACCAAAACCACTTGCTTCCACTCCCGAAGGTCGCAGAAGAAGACATCCCGTTGGTCTATCAAGTAAACAATGTATGTATCATTTTCAAAATCAGAAATCGTATGAAACGAAGTATCAATAACAAGACATCCAACAAGGGAGGACGACCTACGAAGAAGTTGTCCGAGAAACGCAAGTACCGCATAACGGTAAAGATGGCTACCGAAGAGTACTACGCTATGAAACTTAAAGCCAAGAATGCAGGGGTATCGGCAAGTGAGATTGTAAGAATGGCTATCCGTGATTGCCATATCAGGGCACGCCTTACCACCGAACAAGCGGACTATATCCGCAAACTATGCGGAATGGCAAACAATCTCAATCAGCTCACTCGCAAGGCTCATCGCGAAGGCGTAAGGCTGCACTACGGGCAATGCCAACATCTATTGCTGTCAATGGAAAACATTATAGACCATATCAGCCTATGATGGCGAAGATTGTGAAAGGCTCAGGAGCCAAAGGAATTGTCGATTATATCCTCGATAAGAAGAAGCAAGCCACGCTCATAGATTGTCAAGGTGTATTGTTCAATGACAACAGCACGATAGCCCGATGTTTCATTGCTCAATCGAGGCTTAATCCACGAGTAGATAAGTTCATCGGACATATCTCACTCAGCTTCTCAAAGCAGGATTTGCCACGCTTAACTGACGAACTTATAATACAGATAAGCCGAGAATATATGGAGAAAATGGGCATTCGTGATACGCAATATATCATCGGACGACACTATGATAAGGAACATCCGCATGTTCATATTGCCTTTAATCGAGTAGATAATAACGGCAGAACCATCAGCGATAGGAACGACCGTTACCGCAGTGAACGCATCTGCAAGGAACTGACACGCAAATACGGACTATACTTCGCAAATGGTAAAGAACAGGTAAAAACGCACCGATTGAAAGAGCCTGACAAAACTCGTTACGAGATATACCAAGTTCTCAAACGGGAGGTTACACGATGTTCGGATTGGACGACATTGCTGAAACGGTTGAAAGCCGAAGGCATTGATGTTCGCTTTAAGTATAAGGGCAACACCAATGAGGTGCAAGGCATAGTCTTTACCAAGAATGGCTACCACTTCAACGGCTCGAAGATAGACCGCAGTTTCAGCTATTCAAAGATTGACAAGGCTCTGAATAGTTACAATCAATCGGAATATCAGCGACAATATGAACCACATCATATGCAGATAAGCCATTTCGAGAACAAGGAATCGGAACTTATCAACGGTTCATTAGGCTTGTTGGATTTCACATCTTCGCCAGATGCGGATAGCCAGGAAGAGGCAGATTTCCGCCGCTTAATGCAGCAGAAACCTAAGAAAAAGAGAACAAGAGGATTCAAACTCTAATCATTAACCACTTAAAAATAGAAGAAAAATGCAAGAAAATAATTCAATCATCATCGCAATGTTGGAAGAGTTGCTGACCATCAGCAAGAGCCAACACACAGAACAAACAGTAAATGCCAATGTAGATTTGACACCCGTTAAGGAGCTAATCGAGAATGGCAATCGGGAAAACAAAGAGTATTATGATGCTAAAACCAACAAGCTTGCAGGCTTCGTTGTCAATGAATTTAGCAAGATAAACAAGCGAATGGATGGCATCAGTGAGCAGGAGCATCCCGACTTTGAGGGCGTAAAACAACAGCTTGCAGAGGCTATCGACAAGATGGACGAGGTAAAGGTAAAGCACAACATTGACGAGAAACGACACTCGTTTGCCCTTTATACAAAGGAATCTTGGATTCTCCTATCAATAATTGTCTTCCTTATGGCAGCAGGAGTATCAGCTGTGTATCACTTGTCAAGACCGAATGTTCAGAGGGATGATGATGCACTCAAATATCGCTACATCAAGATGAAAGGCGAAGCCTCGGCAGAGCAGATAGCCACTTTGGAGGATATCTTTGAACTCAACCGTAACACCGAAGCAATCGAACAGATGCGCGAAGATGTGGAGACCTATGAGGAGGCTGTCCGCAAACAAGCAGCCCTTGCCGAGCAAGCAAGGCTTAAAGAGCAAGCAGCCAAGGAACAGGAGAGCAAAGCAAAGTCCATCAAGGACAAGCAAGAGCAGCCAAAGGATACCCCAAACAAGAAATCAAAACCGTGATTGTAATATGGCAACAGTAAAGATTAAGTTCCGAGCATCAACGGTTGATGGCGGACAAGGCTCAATTTTCTATCAAGTAATCCATAATCGTGTAGCCCGTCAGCAAAAGACGGGCTACCGTCTCTACGGCTATGAGTGGAACAGCCACTCTTCAGAGGTAGTGTTACCCAAGTTCAACGAGAGCAGAAAACGCCACCTATCGGAGATTGGCGACAAAATCCGAATGGATGTAAAGCATTTCCATAAGGTCATCGCTGATTTTGAGCATAGCGGTTGTGATTATACCGCAGATGATGTGATAGCGGAATTTGCATCAGACAACCCCGAAAATTTTCTCTTTCCATTTATGGAGGGCGTTATTGCCAATCTGAAAGCATTGGGTAAAGTCCGTACATCGGAAACATATGCTGCGACTCTATGCAGTTTCAGACGCTTCCGAGAGGACAAGGATGTGCCGTTGGATGATATGGACTCCGATATGATGATGGCATACGAAGTATATTTGAAGAATAACGGAGTGAGTCCCAACTCTTCATCATTCTATATGCGTAATCTCAGAGCAGTATATAATCGTGCCGTAGAAAAGGGACTTACCTCACAATGCTTCCCGTTCAAGCACGTCTATACGGGAGTGGATAAGACTGTCAAGCGAGCCGTACCATTGAAAGTTATCAAGAAAATCAAAGAGATGGACTTCTCTATGAATCCGTCCTTTGACTTCGCCAGAGATATGTTCCTTATGAGCTTCTATACCAGAGGTATGTCATTCGTGGATATGGCATACCTGCGAAAAAAGGATTTGCAGAATGGTGTGCTTTCCTATCGCAGACGCAAGACCGGGCAACAACTCTTCATCAAATGGGAGAAGTGTATGCAGGAGATTGTGGATAAGTACGATACTTCGCAATCCAATTACCTTTTGCCTATTATCAAGCCTTTCGGCGATATTGACGAGCGCAAGCAATATATCTATGCAGCCCATAACATCAACCGTTGTCTGAAAATCATCGGTAAGGAGTTGGGATTATCCGTTTCGCTCACTCTGTATGTTGCCCGTCACGCTTGGGCGAGCATCGCCAAGAGCAAGAATGTACCGCTCTCAGTAATCAGTGAGGGTATGGGACACGACTCGGAAGCCACCACACGCATCTATCTGGCATCATTAGACACCGTAGCCATCGACAAGGCGAACAGTATGATATTGAAATCTCTATAAGGAGGTATTGTTGAGCGAATGAGAAAATCTCTTGATAAGAGAAATGATTACCATTGCAAATTTACGAAGAATTATATAATCGTAACCAAAAAAGGAATTAAAAAAGCAGGTTGATTTTCATTTTGTTTTGCTCCACAAGTCTATTGTTGAGCAAATTCCAATGTGTCAACCTGCTAATAGACTCATTCATAGAATAGACCTACAATATTAATTGCTCTTATCAAGAGAGGTTTACTCTTTAGCTTCTTTATATAGAATTAAGAACTTGTAAACCTGATGATTGCCTACCCCAATAAAGTAACCCATAAAAATTGGCAACCAAAAATTGAAAGAGCAACGAGGAATTAGACACGAAACCAGAGAAAAGTATAGCGATGCAATTACCCTCTATGTAGAGACCGGTCTTTCCATAAAACAAATATGCGAGCAGACCGGGGTCGGCTTTTCCGCGTTCAGTTCTTACCTCTCCACTCATCACCGTGACCTAATCCTCAAACGACATAATCTTACAGAATTTAAGAATGTCAAACTCAGAGGAAAGAAAGGTCAAACTACTGCCGCCCATTACAAATACAAGGATGCCATTGACGCTTGCGACAGTATGGAGTATATTGAATACAATATATCCCAGATAGCACGTATCTTCAACGTAGATTGTTCCTCTTTGGCAAGCCAACTTCGCAGACATTACCCCGATATCGTACCACGCAGAGAACAGGAACGCAGACGGATAGGAATAACCGTCAATCTGCAATATGGAGCACGCAAGTGGAGCAAGGAAGAGTATGCTACTGCCATTGAGATGTTGCAATCATCCGATAAAACCATTGAAGAGGTTGCAGAGGCTTGTAATGTATCCTACACGGGTTTGCGAGAACACATCTTAGCCTATTACCCACAAATTACCCGTTATAGGGAGGAGAAACGTATCCGTGCAACAGGTCAAAAGGTCAGAGGTATGCGTAACGGAAATTGGACTGTCTGTGAGCCAGACCGTGAAACTCTTGAAAAATATGAGAAAGCTATAGACCTGTATCGTACAACATCGAAGGATGTAAAGGATATAGTACGTATTGTTGGGGTAACTCTCGGTGGCTTCCGCTACCACTTGAGAACTTGGCATCCCGAACTGATGGTTCTTAGACGTGGCTTTGACGAAGGTATGGCATTGGAGCAAACCAAACGTTATAAGAAATCTTCTGCTGAGAAATATGCCAATGCAATCGAAAGATTACAGAATACCGATTTGCCAACGGCAAAAGTCGCAGCGGAATTTGGACTGAATCCCGAAACATTCAGGATGTATCTCAGGGAGCATCATCCCGAATTGGTTACAGCCCGTGGAATGATAAGGACATCTGACGGTAAGGTCGTTTCCAATCGTAGTGCAGAAAAGTATGCGGAGGCGCTACGCATCTATGCAACCACTTCCGAGTCCTTGAAATCCATTGCCAAACGGTTGGGACTTACCTATAATAGTGTAGGCGGTTTTATACGCCGTAACTATCCCGAAGCCATCGAAAAGCATAATTCGTTGCTTGTATCCAGTGAACAGATGTTTGCTGAAGGGGTAGAAATGTTGAAATCAGGGAACGCCACTATCCATGCCGTGATGGACGAGTGTGGCTACAATGAATATTTCAGAACTTACATAAAGAGCAAGTATCCCGAACTGCTTCATCGTAAGACGGAACGCAAGCAGATACTTAGGAAACAAAAGACGGCAGATAAATATGCGGCTGCTATCGAATGTCTGAAAAACGGCACAGATACGATGAAGGATATTGCTGAACGATTTGGACTTAACATCCATTCTTTCCGTAAATATCTCTATAAATATACTCCTGAAATTATAAAGTCAAGACACAATAAGCCGTAAGAGCCAAAAGAATAGGGCTGATGTTGAAGGTGCAGAGCAGAATAGATTGTTGAGCGAATGAAAGGTCTCTTTGGAAGAGAGAACTTATCTCTTTGGAAGAGAAATGATTACCGATGCAAAATTACACATTTTTCGGCAAATAGCACCAATTTACACTAAAAAATGTTATGCTCGATTCAGATTTTGTTTAGTGGCAATGTGGATTGTTGAGCAAATTATGTCGTGACTGTTCAAATAACCTACTCGTAATCAATAGCAGTATGTCGCATAAATCACTCTTCCAAAGAGAAGTGACCTATTATTCTGATTTATGCGCATTAAGAAATATTGTATAACACTGATTCTCTTGCTGTTTGGTGTAGGTATTGCGCATTCGCAAGAGAGACACACGGAAATCTGTATTGACTTCCGTGTGAACAGTACTGTCATAGACTCCGCCTATTCGGATAATGCCGTCCGTATGCAGGAGATGTTGGAGTTCCTACGAACTATACGCCAAGACAGTACAATCAATATCATTGAAGTATCCTTCTGCGGAGCAGCTTCTCCCGAAGGCAGTTATCAACTCAACCGTAAGTTGGCACAAGGCCGTCTCTCGGCACTTGAAAAGTTCATCCGCAGTGAGGTGGATATTCCCGACAGCCTTATTACCTATAATGACAGCTATATCCCGTGGGATTATCTCAAATCGCAGATTGAGGATTCGGGACTTATCCGTAAGGATGAAGTAATTGCCATCTTGGAGGAAGAAGCCCGATTGGTGGACTATCATCACCCGAATACGCATATCGACAACCGTGTCGTAAAATTGAGAGCATTGGACGGTGGTAAGGTATGGCAGCAGATGAACAATCTCCTCTTCGAGCAGATGAGAAATGCGTGTGCGGTATTCGTAACCTACAAGAAAGAGTTGCCACCCATACAAGTGCCTGTAATCGTGCCTGATACCATTAAGGTAGAGCCAATAGTTGAAGCCGTTGAAATTGTGCCCGACACAACGGCTATTATAGAAACGGTTATTCCCGAAGTGGAGGAATGGAGCCGCAAACTCCATTTGAAGACCAATGCCATAGGCTTGGGGATGGCTATCGCCAATGTTGCCGCAGAAGTAGATTTGGCAAAGCATTGGTCGTTTACGCTTCCTGTCTATTACTCGGCTTGGGACTACTTCAAATCAACCATCAAGTTCCGCACCTTCGCCGTACAACCTGAGTTCCGCTATTGGCTGTCGGAAGAGAATGACGGATTCTTCGCAGGAGCACACTTCGGACTGGCATACTACAATTTTGCTTTTGATGGCGATTACCGCTACCAAGACCATAACCGTGAGACACCTACCATCGGTTGCGGTGTGAGCATCGGTTATCGTCTGCCCATCAGCAAAAACAACCGTTGGAGGGTGGAGTTCTCTCTCGGAGCAGGAGTATATTCAAATCACTACGACAAGTTTCACAATACCCCACGCACAAAAGACGGTCTGATGATAGAGAGCATCAAGAAGACCTACTGGGGTATCGACCAAGCAGCGGTATCGTTCTCCTATTCGTTTGACTTAAAGAAGAAAGGAGGCAAGCGATGAGAAAGATTCTATACTTTATTATGTGCCTGCCGATATTGCTTCTTTCGGCTTGTGATGTTCACGAATGGCCTGAAACGCCGGAGTTTGTAAAAATGCATCTTCGCCTCAATTATGAAACGGATATGACCGAATGGGAACATCTGTATGATGGGGCATCGGTCATTGAGCAGGGATATGGCGAGACATACGACAATCATCGTGATTATGGCAAGATACGTTACATTGTCCGCACCTATCCCGTGTCGGAGAAAATGCGTACCACATCGGACTATACACAGGAGTTCGTATTCACGAAAGATATATCAGAGGGTTATGACCACGAAGTGACGCTCGACCTCTTGCCCGGCAACTACAATGTGATGGTATGGTCGGACTTGGTGCAGACAAGCGGTGACAGCCATTTCCACAATACCGACAACTTTGCGGAAATCAGACTGCAAGGCGACCACAAGGGTAATAATGACTATCGGGATGCCTTCCGAGGCTCAAACAACATTTCCCTTGTAGCGGATATTATGGAGCATTTGCCCGATACATTGGATATTGCGATGCAGCGTCCTCTTGCCAAATTTGAGTTCGTAACAAACGATGTGGTGGAGTTTATAGACAAGGAATCTGTACGTGTCGCTTCGAAAGCCAACGGAAACAAGGCTGCATCAACAGATGATACCCCGACAAGAGCCGTAAACATCGAGGATTACAAGGTGGTGTTCTACTATGTAGGATTTATGCCCGATGCTTACAGTATGAATACCGACAAGCCTGTGGACTCCTCTACGGGAGTGATGTTTGAATCCACATTGAGAAAGCTCTCTGAATCGGAGGCTACAATGGGATTTGACTATGTGTTTGTGAACGGCAAGAAATCAGCTGTAACCGTGCAGATCGGTATCTATGACAATGAGGGTACACAACTCTCCTTGACCGAGCCGATAGAAGTTCCGTTGAAGCGTAGCCATCATACCATAATGACAGGTATGTTCCTGATGTCGGAGGCTTCGGGAGGTGTTACCATCAATCCCGACTTTGACGGAGACCATAACCTTATTTTTCCCTAACAGATAGACATAATGAAGAATCTACTACATAACATATCAATATTGGCAATGCTTGCCTTGACTATGATAGGCATACAATCCTGTTCGGATGAATTGCACGATGTGGGCGATGTTCAGGTGAGTTTCACAGCCACACTTCCAACTGACACCCGTACCCGTTCATTCGGTAAGGCGGAGCAAGTGAATACCCTTGTGGTCGGCATATTCAAAAAGGGTGTTGCCGATGTACATACCAACAGCGGTGGCAGTTGGAACTATTATGAAATAGACCGCCAATCGTTCCCGATAAACGGCACTTCGGTTAATGTGCAGCTAACATTGGCTCAGGAACAGACATATAGTTTTGTCTTTTGGGCGTATGATGGCAATCAGAACATCTACAATATAGATGATCTGACCGCCATTGAAATGAATAGCCTGCCTGATCCGATAACTTTCACCCAAGCAGAAGCCGCAGACGCATTTTTCGCCACAATGGAAGATATTACCATTACAGGGGATTGCAGTTATCCCGTTGAACTTGTCCGTCCATTGGCTCAAATCAATGTAGGTACTACAGGGACACCGATGCAAGCCACATTTACTGCAAATGGTGCTCCCAATATATTCCACCCATTCACAAAATCAGTAAGTGGAGCAGCCGAATTTACTTGGAATTTCAGCGAGACTACAACCGAAACATTCTCGGCTGACGGCACAGAATATAACTATCTCGCTATGGGCTATGTGTTTGCCCCGACCACAGCCACAAATATTTCTGCCGAACTGACCTTGACTGATGAAGGCACAAGCATAGAATTTCCACAGGTGGAGATTGAGGCAAACCAGAGAAGCAACATCGCAGGAAATTTCACACCAACAGAATAAGAGATTTTCAATATAAGTATAACCCTAATAACGAGTTAAAAGCCGAACAGAAAAGAACAAACAAGCTAACACCGCAAAGGTGAGGAACAGTTCCGAGACCTTTACCCTGCATCAGCAGACAACGACAGATTGATAATAATACTCGGTTCTGCATAGACAGAACAGCCCTCGACAATGGGTGCGACATCCACAAGGGATGTGGCAAACATTAAGAAACAAGAAAATCAAAATAACTATTTGTATAACAATTAAATTTTTCAAAGATGAACAAGAAATTATTCTTAGGTATGTTCGCAGTAGCAGGTATGTTGCTCGCAACATCGTGTTCGAATGACGAACTGGATGTAGTTCAGTCAGGAAATGAGGCGCAGGTGACGTTCTCACTTGCAGCAGAAGGTGGTATCGCTACCCGTGCTATCAGTGATGGTGAGAGTGCAAATTTATTGTACTATGCTATCTTTGATGCAAACAAGCAGTTGATTACTACTATCAATGGTTCAACCAATGGTTTGTTGACAAAGTCAAATGCCTTCCCAAATGGAAGTAAGCAAGATGCAGTAGAAGTGACATTGGCAAAGGGACAGGAGTACACAGCCGTATTTTGGGCACAGAATACAAGTTGCACTGCTTACACAGTTACTGCAGAAACTGACGGACTAAAAGTAGCCGTAGATTATGATGGCGACAATAACAATGAGACTCGTGACGCTTTCTTTAAGGCTGAAACTTTCAAGGTAACAGGCAATACAGAAATTGATGTTGTATTGAAGCGTCCTTTTGCTCAAATCAATGTGGGTGTAACAGAAGCTGATTGGAAAGCAGCAGTAGAATCAGGTATAGAAATTACCAAGTCAAAGGTTGTTATCAAGAATGCAGCAACATCTATCAACTTACTTGATGGTACAGTTAATGGAGAAGAAGAAGTAACTTATAATTTTGCGACCATCCCTGCAAAGTTTGCTACTGCAGAAACATTGGAAGTTGATGTTAACCGTGATGGTACTATTCAGGATGATGAAAAGTACAAATATCTTTCTATGAGCTATATCTTGACTGATAATGACGCAGAAAGAACCACTTTGGAGGCAGACGGTTTGCAGTTTACTTTCAGCCCTGAAAATGGTGAAGACATCGTTTTCGATGAAGGTTTGCACGCAGTTCCTGTACAGCGTAACTGGAGAACTAATATTCTTGGTAAAATCTTGACAGGTGATATTCAGTTCAATATCGAAATCGACCAGAGATTTGATGACAACTATAACCTGATGTATCCTGACAAGGATGATAATAGCACAGCTGTATTTAATGTTACTAATGCAACTGAATTGCAGACTGCTTTGAATAACGCGACTGATGGTGCTGTTATCTACTTTGCAAATGATATTACAGGTGATGTTACCGCAACTCAGAAACCAAATGTAAAAGTTTCTATTCTCGGTCAAGGATATAGCTTTAAGGGTGTGATTACCGTAGATGGTAAAAGTGCAACTTATACAACTGCAGGTTTGACTATTAAAGATGTAGTCTTCGATGCTCAAACTATCTCTGCTGATGCTTGTATTAATTTGGGCAAGAGCGGTGATAATAACACTCGTTACACTTGCAATGTAACCGTTGAGAACTGTACTTTTGATGTTGTTGATGCTGTCGGTATCAAGTCTTACACAGGTGGTGATAAGAATTTGACTATTACAGGTTGTACTGCTACTGCAAATGCTCACTCATTGGTTCAGGTTGCAGGTATTGATGGTATCCTCATTGAGAATAGTACAATTAAATCTGTAAGAGGTATGAACTTTAATAGTAGTACCAATGTGACGGTTGATAATTGCTCAGTTGATGTACAAAAATATGCCGTTCGTTTCGGTGCAAGTTCGGGTGGCTCAGGAGAAACTGAGGTATATACTATTAAGAATAGCTCATTGAAGTCCGTAAATGTTGATGACGATGCAGTAATCGTTCTCCGTGGTACTGCTGACAATTCAATTCTGACTATAGAAAACACAACTATTGAAGGTACTCCTGAAATAACTAATGACGCAGTTGGTAGTACAGTAATTATTGATAATGCTGCAACAGTAGGTACTGCTAATGGCGTAAATTATGCTCTTAGTCAAGGATATACAACTGTATTTGCTGAAGATGTAGCCGCTCCTCTTGCAAATAGTGCTATTTATGAAACTCCTGTTGCTGTAGTTATGAAAGAAGGTGGTGTTCTTGATGGCAATGGATTCTCTTTGGATATTGAAAATCCTCAATACAATGGTTATGCTGTTGAAACATATGGAGGTACAATCAAGAATTTAACAATTGACACCCCTGTCGGTCGTGGTATTGTTATTTCATCGCCTAAACAAGATATTTATATTGATAATGTAGTTGTTGATGGTCCTGGTTATGCAATCAATACTACTGAGCATAATGGGAAGAATCTGATAGTGACAAACTCTACAGTGAAAGGGTGGACAAGTCTTGCAGGTCTTGATGCCGTTTCATTCACAAAATGTAATTTTGGAGAGAACTCATCTAAATATTGGCAAAACAATGGCTATGACCAAGACTATGACCGTCTTATCCGCCCATATGTTTCTACAACTTTTACTGAATGTGTATTTGAAAAAGGTTACTATTTAGACTTATCAGCTCTTGCTGCAAATGCAAAGATTACACTTAAAGATTGCGTATGTGGTGGGGTAGAAATCACAGCAGAAAATTATAATACATATATAAGTGTTGAGCTTCCAGCTAACAGAACATTGACAGACTGTGTGGCTTTTGAATAATGAGGCACAATAGAGAAGATTAAGAAACTCTATCATTTCCTTGATAGATATTTACATATAAGACGATTGAGACCTGCCGTTCGTGAGAATAGCAGGTCTCATTCATATATTAACATAACCCTTTGCTTGAAATCTGATGCCCGATGTTCCCTAATGATAGCACTATGCTAATCCCATTCTCTTTTCGCTGGCATAAACTCTCTAATACTTTTTGCCTTATCCTACTTGCCTCATAGGTATTCAAACGAAACGCCAGTGCAATAACCACTTCAAGATTGTAGAATGTAGCCCAACTTGCAGGAGTAGCCAAATCGCATCGTTGGGTGCTTACAGGGCAAAGCATTCCACTCTTGTATATTGCTTTTATGGCAGCTCGGAGTGTCGGGGCTATCACCCCAAACAACTCCACCAATTCCATTTCCGACATCCAAACACTTTTGCTTGGGATATTTACTCTACCACTTTCGCTGATTGTTATTATAGCTCGTTCCATAGTTACATTGCTATTGAGATTTCACTAAACGATTGATTAAGTTGGTTTCCGAACATAGTCAAATCCTTGTCGATTTTCTCGGTGGTTATCTTGGCATACTTTTGTGTCGTGGTAATGTTCGTATGCCCCAATACGCGGCTGACACTCTCAATGGGAACACCCTTGCTGAGAGCAAGCGTAGCGAATCCATGACGGCTTGAATGGAATGAAATATCCTTTGAAATTCCGCACTCTTTTATCATCTTTTTCAGTGGTTTGCAGATGTTCCAATAGTTCAAATTAGGGAATACCAATTTATTCTCTTGGAATCTCTCATATCGCTTGATTATCTGTAATGGAATATCCAACAACTTCACTTGGAAATTGACCTTTGTTTTGTGCCGCTTGGATAGAATCCACTTCTCACCGTTTATTTCTACAATATCATCGGTAGTCAGTTCCTTAATATCCACGAATGACAAGGCAGTGAAACTTGCGAATACGAACAGGTCTCGGATATAAGCCAACTTCTTATCCGCAAACTCGTGTGTCATTACAGCCTTGATTTCATCCTCTGTAAGATATTGTCGCTCCTTGATATTCTGATTTACCCGATACTGAGCAAATGGATTTCTCGTTGTCAGTCCGTTGTAATGAGCCTTCGCTACAATTGTTTTCAGCCACATACAATGCGACCATACACTGCCATTATGTAGTCCTGCATCAGTAGAGAGATAGATTTCATACTCCTTGATGAAGTCAGGAGTAAGTTCAAGCATAGAAATATCACTGCGCTTATAGCACTTCTTGATGAATGCAGCCAAATGATTTCGTGACCTTACACGCACTTTGTAGGAGCTTGCTGCACGGTCTATGCCGATACGCTTCTTGAAACTCTCGTTATCCTTATCAAATGCACCGAGCAATGTTTCGTATTCCGTTCCGATACCTTGATAGGTATTGCGTACCATTTCGGCGGTAACATAGGCTTCTCTATCCGAAATGCGTTGATAATGCTTGATGATTTGAGCCTTGATGTTATCCAAAGCCAAATTGATGTCTCGTGCCTCTTTGCTCTTGCCTTTGGCACGATTGCCCTTGGCATCCCACATTGTTTTTGCAATGGTTAGTTTGCAACTGAATTGTGCCACCGAGCCATTGATTGTAACTCGTCCCATAATGGGGACAATACCGTTTTTCTCCTTGCTTCCGTTCACATAGAACAGCACCTTAAATGTACTTCGCATAATCCAATTCTTTTTGGTTACAAAATTAGTTATCAACGAGTTGTACACTGTTATGCAGAATGTAGCAGAGAGTAGAAATAAACTCCAACGACCTATAAACTTACCTCATTATCGGGTAATGATTTGAAAACCGTCCGCCCTCATTACCTTTCATTTCCTTGCACTTTTGCTTCGACGAGACTTTCATCATAAGTCCTCATAAGTCATTGAACACCAGTGCCGCCATCATTATTTTCCCTCATTCGTTAGATTTTTCCAGAGATAAGTATTATATTTGAAGACTCGACGAAGAAAGTTACTGCGAGTATTGCAGGTGGAAAAACTAGAACCTTGTATTTAGGTAATGAGAATAAGAATATCATTCATCCTTATTATGAAATCGAGGTAAAGGATAATGAAAAAGGTTTTTCAGATTATTCTTCAATCAAGAAAGCTACCAAATTGTTTATTACTAATAATACAGAATTTAAGGTGTTTGAATAAATGAGGTTTACTTTTATAAACATAAGAGATATCCTTCAAAAGCAAAATGAAATACTGAAGGTGGATTCTAATAATAAATGGATTTTCATAAGATTCCCTTTATTATTAGGTTTTCTCTGCAGTATACTATTCTATAGTGATACTAAAAGTATTTTAGGTATTCTTACTCTTTTCTTATCTATATTTATTCCTATATTTATTAGTTTGTTGGCAACATTAATTTCATTCGTAATGAATAAAATTAAAACTCGTCATAATAAGGAAAGAATACCATTAATAAAGGAAACCTTTTATAATATATGTTACCTTATCCCCATATCTTTATTCCTGTTGGTTCTATCATTATTGATGAGTTTAAGTATAGGAGATAGATGTGTGCTTTATCAGTACAATTTTATATCCCCCATATGTGGTACTGTCTTTTCTATAGAGATTACAGTTCATTTTATTTATTTGTTAATTTTCGGTGTATTATTCTATGGTGGAATTATTCATTTGATTATGAATATACTCATGGTGACTAAACGAATCTTTAAATTATTTGATAAAGAGATAGATTTATTGACTAATCCAGAAAACAATTTTGTGTCTGACAGTAAAGAAGATATTTCTTCAGAAAGTGAGGACGGAGAGGTTTCTGATATAATTGACGATTAATAAATTCACGAAGCTTTAATCGTATATATGCCCCGGCTTCCGTCGGGGCTTTTTATACAAGAAATGATTAGTTAAAAGTATTCCAGTGCCTACTTTCTTTTATATCTAAGTTGATACAAACTCAAATATGATTATCTGAAAGTAAGAACAAATAATAATAGTATTAGAGATGAAACAAAGAAGAAATAGGTCTGAGTCCAACTATAAACGTGCAAAGATTAATTCGTGGTGCAGGCTTTTAGAAAAGGATTTTGATTGGGATTATACGTTTTTATTGGAAATAGAGCGCAAGAAAATAATAGAAATGTATGAATACTTTAAAAAGTGTACGCGTTCGGATAAAATGCCTATAGTGGCAAGAGACTTGCAACTTTGTATTGGCCTATTGGATATTGTGCTCGAAAAAGATAATTTGCAGTTGGAATTTTCAGGAATGAAGACTATGCGTAGAGATGACGGTATGTATGAAATGGTAGAAAGTCCGCATATAATAGCTTGTAGGAATCTATACATTAACACTAAAAATGCATCAAGGTTCTGCCTATTTAATTTCCCGACAGATGATTATGATATTGAAATTATTCATAAAGAGGAATTGAGAAGATATAAGGCGTGGTATCTATATAATAAAATCAGAACTTACAAGTTGTTTTCTTGGTGGGATTAGGTAATAGGCATCCATCATTCTTACATCGTAAGGTTTTGATAGGTAAAGCAGTCCAATAAGCGACCTTTTTTCTTTGGCTTCTCTCTGCTATGATTTATCTTTGCAACAAAAAAATATGGCATACAATTATGACGAAGAAAGCGTGAATGCCTTAATGAAATGGGCTGAGAACGCACTATTACCCAAAGAGGTGACATTAAGTGAGGCAGAACATATCTTTGACACCTCTCTGTATGTTAATGCGAATATCTGCGATATTAAGCAGCATTATCCGGATGCTTTCTATAATCTGGCCATTGATAGATTATATCGGTTGAAGGAATTTATTGAGTCAAACAATTAGCTATATAGAAATGACCTCTCCTATTTTAGATATAGAAAAAAGTAGCGTTGACAAATATTTGAGTAATATGGTTCAAGACTCAAATCATCGTTTTAAATCATGGGAATATTGCTATACGGTATTCGGTAATTCAGATTCAGTAGATTATTTATCTCTTCACCTTGCTTTTTATTTAGCGAGTTGGGGAATGTATAGAGGTAGTTGTGGAATACTTTGGAAAGATTATACGATTCATATGGATGCCGTAAACATAATAAGGAAATTTCATTCCCTAAGAAAAGAATGGTTTACAATGGATGATGTTTCTCAAATAATGGAGTTGTACAATGCGCTCAAGGATTACTACAGTAAAATCACATATTATAAACCGGAAAATAAGACTTCATCCTTAAACCTTGCTGCGACAGATACTCTGATTACTAAAATCATGTTAGGAACCATTGGCTGTGTTCCTGCATTGGATGACTTGTTTAAGCGGGCATTTCATTGTCAAGGCAAGCAGTTTGACGAAGAATTATTAAAGCGGATAATTGATTGTTCTCAGAGCAATAAAGATACAATACAGCAATGCCAAAGATATATTTCTGAAAGACTTCACTACCGCTATCCATCAATGAAAGTTGTAGATATGTGTTTTTGGCAAAAGGGATTCGATGATTTAAAAAACAGAGTAACCAAGAATGGCAAAATTAGATGAGGTTTTAAAATTAGTGAGATTATACGAAGAGAAGTATCGTCACCCAAGTCTTACACGTTTTTCAGTTAGTGACAAGTATGATTTGTTTCCTGGGAAAGAGAATATGGAAAACTGCTGGCTCCAATGCTACCATATGCCGATAGGCCTGGAGTCTATTTGATAATGGACGATAAGGATAATGTGTTATATATAGGTAAATCATCCGTTGCCATTGGCATTTGTTATGATGGTGAAGGGAAATGTCGGGTTAGAAACCCTTATTGGAGCACGTCACCTAAATATATTGTAGCTATTGCGGTTCCATTTGATTCGGCTTTTGAATGTGCTGCTTTAGAAGAATTCTTATTAGCCAACGTGCAGACGACTGATAATTCCATTTTTCAAAAATAAAAATGAATATGACTTTTGTTGAATAAAGCATGATTCTTTAATATTATGGCAGAACTCAAATATACGTATGCTCTTGATAAGAATGAAAATTGCATTGGTATTGAAAATGCTCAGAAAGGAATAGAATATCGATGTCCTCATTGCAAAGGAGAAATGGTTGTAAAAGAAGGTTCTATTAAAGTAAAGCATTATGCTCATAAGATAAGACCGCAAAACTGTAGCTATGAAACTTATCTTCATGCTCTTGCCAAGAAAAGATTTGAAGAGTGGTTTAATTCAGATGGTGCATTAAATATCTCTTTTAGAACAAAAGATAGATGCTCTAATTTTGAACATTGTCTATGGAATCATGATGACTATACTTCTTATTATTGTGAGAAAGAATCGAGCCGATCTTTTAACTTAAAGAATTATTACAATGTAATTACTCGAGAAAAAACATATAAAGGTTTCCGGGCTGATTTATTTCTTTCTGATTCTGAAAATAGACATGAGCCTATTTTTATTGAGATTTTAGTTTCACATCAATGTGAGAAGGAGAAGATAGAATCTGGGATGCGTATTATTGAAGTTGCTCTAAGCTCTGAATATGAATTAGACGATATTATAAGAAATGGAATGATTTCAGAAGATGAGACAACAATGTTTTATAATTTTAGGCGTAAAGATGGGATTACTAGAACATGTGGGATGCAACTCAATAAATTCGTATTATTAGAATCAATGAAAGGTTTATATAAGCGTATTAGTTGTAATGAATATACCCATCGATATTCATCTGCTATATTTGAGATTACATTCGATTATTATACTAATCGTACTATAGATCCTTTGACTTTTGGTTGGGTAATTGCCTATAAAAATTATGAAAATGTGAGAAATTGTTTCTTATGTAAATATTATAAAACGAATTATTATACGAGCGAGAGGATATGTTGTTTGTATAAGAAAAAAGGTATTGAAAGGCATTGCAAATCCAGTGAGGCTTTAAGATGTAATGAGTTCAGTATTGATAAAAATATTATAAATGAAAACTGTGATTATTTATCATATATTACATATAATATCTGGAAAAAAGGTATGGGGAATGAGGGAATAGATTATATAAAAGGAAAGGTAGCCCAATAAGCAGCCTTTATTTTTGCCTTCAGATTTCAGTAACAATTCATACCTTGTGTATGACATGTCGGGGCTTTTTCGTTTGCGTGCCCTTTCTTTTATAAAAATTCCCTCAAGTCACGTAGGGAATTTCAGAAAAGCAGTTGTCTTTATAGTAGAATCCGGTATATAGTGTTAGTATAGTCCTTCTTTCAGCCATTGCAGTTTCTTTATACTGGATTTGCAGAATGTTCCAACATTGTGTGCTCTAATTGATTGTATATATTGAAAGGAACATGCTGGACCTCAGCTTTTATGCGGCTGAGGTTTTGTCGGAGACAAGAGTGCGTTGTTGAACGTGCGATGGAAATATGTGTTTAACCAAATTATTAGTTATGAAAAAAGAGTTTTGTATGGTAATTGCATTTGCTATGGCTTTAGCCGGGTTATTTATGCTTATGTTTATGTCATTTGATTAGTGAATGTCTGTTTGTTGACTGTTTTATAGAAGGGGCAGCTTATTCAGCTGCCTTGTTCCATTTCCCAGGAATTAAGTAATCCATATTGTGTAATTATTCCCCATGTGTGGTACTCAGTTCCACATATTTCCACACATAATTATTCCTTCTTGTTTTTATAATATGCTGATGTATAATGTATTATGTACTGATGTACATCATGGCATATCGTTTGTTCTATAGTTAATACAAAAACTATATTTATTTACTTAAAACTTACGATTATGAAAAAAGTATTGGTAGCATTAGCAATGGTTATGGGATTAGGCAGTTCAGTAGCATTTGCTTACGTGGTTTCTGGAACACAGTCTGTAGAGCAAACTCAGCAAAATCCTCAGGATGAGTTCACAAAAGTGGAAGTAAAAGACTTGCCTCAGGCAGTTATGAATGTCTTGGCTAAGGACTATGAGGGGGCTGTAATAAAGGAGGCTTTCATTTCCGAGAAAGAAACCGGTAAGATTTATAAGGTTGTGTTGACCATCACCAAGGAAAATCAATCCACTGAAGAAGTGACGGTACTTCTGAATGAAAAAGGAGAAACTGTAGAATGAATGGAAACTCTGTAGTGGTTCGGCATCCATCTACAGAGATGATTTGAGATACTTTTATGTCTATCTCGTTAATGCGAAAGGGGCGGCTGAATAGTCGCTCTTTTTGTTTATATTGTAATAATAGTTCGTTTCTTTTTTGTCAGAAATTCCTATTATAGAGGGTTGTTTTATACAAAATAATGTTTATATTTGTATTCTAATCCCTATTGTATTATGAATGACAAACAACAACTTCTAATTGATTGTATTTCCCTTCTTCCCGTTATAGGCATTCTGGTTTTGATAACTGTTGCCAATGACCAGCTTGTTACTATGGTTGCTGCCTATGTGCTTTGCGGAGAACTCTTATGTGTATTGGTTAGCAGGATATTAAATTTGTACTATATTGATGTGGCTTTTGTTTGGTTGGGTGGGATTATGCTTTGGTTGTGGTATTGGTTCTGGTTGGAGTCAAGCCATGTAGTGATGGAGATTGTGGAAAAGGCAGTTGAATGAATCGCTTCTTTTTCAGTAAAAAATCCCCGTAGCTGCTCAACTACGGGGATGGTGTCAAATAACAGAGTATCAATATGAGATACTAAGTGAGCCTATTCCATTACAGATAAATCATTGTCAACTTCATACTGGTTACAGCCAAAAGCCGCACACATTAAAATAAAACGTTCTTTTATACCTAATCCAGTATATCTGTCTACGGCTCCACTGCCTTTTGCATGAAGTCCTGCTGCGTATTTATCTATCTGAACTTTATTCATTAAATCTACATGAGTTTTACGGGCAAGTTTACTGCTTGCAATCTCATATATGGATTTGTACTCATTTGTTTCCAATGCCGCACTAAACATTGCCACTTTCCGGCTAATCTCACAGTATTCAAGTAGTTTTTTTATTTGATAATTGTACCCGGTTTCACCATTGCCATCAGGATAATAGGGTAACAAAGCATTGCTTGGTAGCCTACCTTTATACTTCATAATAATATCATAAGCAATACGAATGATGGGAGTTTTTATCTCAGTGCGTATAAGTCCATCCTTGTGTGTTTTCTGAGGTAAATAATGAATGTAAGGTATTCCTTCTTCAATGCTGATATTATCAAAAGTGAATCGTCTGAAATCACCTATACGGCAACCGAAACAACATTGAACAACGAATACATCTTTTACTCGCTGCAATGTTTCGGGACATTCTTTGTGGACAACTTCATTGAATTCTGTTTTGGTGAGAAAGAAAGGCTCGTCATATTGTTGCTTCATAATGGACTCTTTTTCTTTTCCTATCTTGCGGAAAGGAGATACGGGAATAACATCATTACTTTCAAGCTCCACCATAAATGCTTGTAATAATAATAGTTTCTCAGCAATTGTATTCTGGCTTCTTTCCTTTGATGGTATATTCCGCTTATTCATTTCTGCGTACAGTTCTGGAAATTTTTCAACCAGAGTGTATTCTTTGCGTAGAAAATCACGAAAATTTAGAATATGTTCCTTATTGAATTCATTGACCGGCAACCCGTCAATGCCATTGATAATGAGGAATCGAGTCAGTTCCCTTATCACTACATCGTAATGTTTCTTTCTGCCGGGACCTATTACACCTGCATTTAGCCATCCGTCAACATAGCGTTGGAACATACTACACATGGATTCCTCTTCACTGCTGATGTTATATTTTTCAGGATGTAAGTGCTGGTCTATTAAGATTTCCAGTTTTTCACTGGTTAATTCTTTGTTGCTCCCATAAATGGATAAAATTAGATTCTTCCGTTCTTCAATAGATGTGTTAAATGATGTTCTTATGTCTAACTTTATAATACTTTTAGCCTTATATTTTTCAGTCTTGGCATCCCAAAGAGTAGGAGAGACCATAATATCTGATTTGTGGAATAACTGTACATTGCGTCCATCAGATAATCGAAATCTGACATTTACTTCTTTATCTTTCTTCCCAGTTCTTATAAATGCTTTTACTGTAGTCATATATTCTCTGTTATATCGGTTGTGCAAATATACATAAATTGCACAACTCAGTTCAAATATTGCACAACATAATGCAATGGCATGCAATATAATATTTTTATATTACTCTGATTTTTAATATAATGTTATATGTATTGGTTTTATAGTATTTTACATTCCGAATCGCAACGGAATCACAACGATAAGGCAAGTAGTCGATAAAAAGGCTGCTTGCCTTTCGTCGTTTAGCTGGGTATCAACGATTTACTACCTTGCCAATTTCGACAGAATTTGTGCAAAAAGTAGGTAACATAGCAGAAACACAGCTTTCCGTAGTTCCACTTTTCCGGTGGGTAGAAATAATTTAGAAAACAAAAATGAGTACGGTAAGAGTCATCCAGAACAAGCAGAGATTGACCAAAGAGGGCAATGCTCCGCTATATATAACCTTTTATCTCGGTAAGGAAAAGTTAATGCTTCCTTGCAAAGTGTCTGTACCTGTTGCTAAGTTTGATGAGAAAAGCGGACTCCTCAAAGGAAACAGTAAGGAAGCAAAGGATATAAATCTTATTGTGAGTAACCTGAAAGCACGTGTCAACGATATATTGGTGAAGTTCCGGCTGAGGAACCAGGCTTTGACAAAAGATATTTTCATGCGGGAGTATAACAATCCAAGTGATTATAAGACTTTCCATGATTTCGTGAAGGAGCATATGAAAACCTACAGCCGGCGAATAGAGATGGGAACGTTCAAGCATCATCTGAGCTGTATGAAAAAGTTCAAGGCATATAATGAACTGTTACAGTTCCGGGACCTTACTCCGGATTATCTGACTGACTACTTGATTTACATGAAAAAGGAGCTTGGAAATACGGAGATAACCGCACAACGTAATATGTCCACCATCAAGATATATGTCACTGCAGCCTACAGAAAGGGCTATATAGAAGAAAATCCTTTCCAGGAATTCCATATCAAAAGAATAAAAAGCGATGTGGACTATCTGACAGAGGAGGAGCTGATGCAGTTTGTGCAATTATACTATCAAAGAACATTGCCGGAAAAGCTTCAGCTGACCTTGGCCTTCTTTCTTTTCATGTGTTTCACGAGCATGCACATTACGGATGCACGTATGTTCTGTATCGAGCAGGTAAACAATGATGTGCTGACTTACTACCGTGTGAAGAACCGGAACTGTAAACCGGAACCGATAAAGATTCCGATGCCGGTACCTGCGGAAAAACTTCTGGAAGAATGGGCAGAGGGTAGGGAAGAAGGACGTCTGTTCAGGAACGTTCAATGTGACCAGGTCGTTAACCGACAGTTGAAGGCCATTGCCAAGGAACTTGGGATTAACAAAAAAATATCGGCCAAGACAGGAAGACATACGTTTGCAACTATTTATCTCCGGAAAACAAAAGACTTATCCAGCCTGCAAAAATTGCTTGGACATAGCAATATCCGGGAAACGATGATTTATGCGCACGTCATGGATGAGAGCAAGCGGGAAGGCATGCAATGTTTCAATAGCTTCACCCTATAATAGGGGCCAAAAGCCGTACAATCGTGCGGATGATTCATAATGTTTTATTTATCAAATAAATGCGGCTGCACCGATTTGTACAAGTTCGTACAAAATGAGGTGCAGCCGCACGAATTTATGCTCTCTCGTACATCACCCAGTAGGGTTGTCCTGCCAAATATTCTACATGGTACCCGGCATCAGACAGTTGTTTGGCCAGCGCCATCGGAGCGACATCGACAATGTTCGACAGCTCATATACCAGTTCAGCGGTGGTCTTGTAACATTTCTGTGAAGTGGTGCCGATGGGTGAATAGTTCTGGCCGATGAAGTTTGCTATGGCTTTCTGCCGTTCGGCTTGTTGCTTCTCCAATTCGTCTCGTTTGTCCGGTTCTTCGTCGTTTTGATAAGAACGGAATCCTATAGGCTTTTTCATTGGGCACCTCCTTTCTGATTAGGAATAAGGCCTAAAAATTCGGTACGGGCATTATGTAATGTTGCTAAAACATCCAAAAATGTTTTTGAATTGTCATAGAAATAACCACTGTATTCAAGAAGAAAGCCGATACTGTCATCCAACAATTCTGCAAGGGATGCCGCTCGATTATTTTGCAATTTCAATAAGCAATTAGATATGGAATCGTCAAGTACAATTCCATTAACGGTAGTATTATCCATTCTCACCTCCTTTCTGTTCCAGCATATTCGCCTTCTCACTAAATTGATAAATGGAACGTACCTTGCAAATATCGAGAAAGAATACCGTGTCCGGGCATCCACCACTTATGACATGGGCCTCGATACGTATGGTACGGTCATTGTCAATCAGGCTGGCAGTGTATTGCATACGTTTCATCTTCGGATGTTCGGCATTGATGCGGTTGACCACATCGCCTATTTCATGCTTGAGTGCATCCAGGGAAAGTTCATCCTTGATAAGAACATCTTTATACTTCTCTACATAATCAATAACCTTTTTCCATGCCCGGTTCTTGGGGGAATAGGTCTGCAGATGGTAAACAAAGAACATCATGCTTTGCCTCCTTTCTCATTAAAGGTGATGTTGACTGTCCCACCATTGACATAGATGGAAATGGATTTGTCACTACGTGCTGCACGGATACGTTTACGTCCGGCGCACAGTTCAACACCCAGCTGGGCAAACAGTTCTTGAACCTTCTCTGCGGATACATAGCGTCCGTGGGCGCTTTGATTTTATTTTTTCATACTGTTTGATTGTTTCGCTATAGGCAGAAAAACGGCTGCCATTTCCCGTGTCGCGAAACAATCAAACAGTTGTCACTCCGTAGAGCAAAACAAATTGATGGGAAAGGCAGCCGCCAATTTCGTATGTATCATTTTACTGACGTCAGTAAAATGGTCTATGTATGGGCATAAAAAAAGCCCATTATGTCATGAGCATTAACCGCGCTCTGCGTACATGACTAACATGTTTGATTATTTTGCGTCACAAATATGCGGGTTTATTTTGGAATGGCAAAAGAAAAGCGGAGATTTTTTGTTTCTCCGCTTTTAATGTCACATTAAAAAGTTATACTGGCAGACAACCCACCTGGTGATGCTGACATTTTCAAGTATTTACCAGCCAACCATTCATAACGCAAACTCGAAGCATACAGAATGACAGCAGCCGCTCCAAAAATGACACTGGTTCCGGCAACGGCCACTTCATAGTCTTTGCTGTTATTGAAGAACCAGATACCTCCACTGACAGCCGCACATGCTAAGGACGCTGTTTTGAATCGGGAAGATTTAAGCATCATGTGCCCAGCTTCAAATTGTGGATTCCCTACATCTTTTCTCAATTTTAACGACTGCATAAAAGTCATTGGCTGTTTTTCGGCATTTGGATTCTGCCCATCGACTCTCTCCGGATGTCCTGGAGGTATTTGCCTCTCGGTTGTTTCTGTGTTTCTACGATTTTCACGTCTCATTTCCGGACGTTCTTGTGCTAAAACAGTGTTTGCCACTAAGGACAGAACACAGATTAAAAATAAAACTCGTTTCATATTCAATTATTTATAGTATTTTTGCCAAAAAGAAAGTTATCATGAAATATACCGATAAAGATATACAGCAAGCTATAGAGCTTTCACAATATGCAGCCAATAAATGCTCTGAATTAGAGGATTACTCCATAGAGATGGAAGAACAGCTGTTTCGTTTACAACGGAAATGCAGTTTAATCAGAACATTGCAGATAACCACTCCCATAAGTTTGCTAATCGGTCTTTTGTTAGGACTCCTAATATAAAACCCACCGCTCCCCAAACAGCGCTGGCAATATTGATATAGTTTCCCCACAATGTCGTTTTCTTTATCCTGCTATCCAGCTCGTTTTCTTTTTCCTTCATCTCCAAATATTTGGCAAACCCCATTTTTACAGCTTTCTTGCCTTCGCGGGTCAAACAAATAGATTCAGTTTTTCCTTGTGCAGTAGAAATTAATCCTTCTGAATCTATGTCCGTTATAGCTTGCGTTATACGTTCCATATTATAACCTTTTTTTTGAAATTTGTCTTTAATATCCTTAGGATGAATAATGGTTTGTTCTGATATATATGTCAGAATGAAATCTTCCAATGAATTCATATCTAAAAAATCAATTCCTTATGCCGCGCGCCCACCGGAACCACCCGGAACCCGATTGAGTACGGGTTGCACGGCATAAGGAATTGAAACGTTTGGTTTATATTGGGCACTGCAAAGGTGTTAATTCTATTTCACATATCCAACAAAGAGATACAAAAAAGGCTTCCAACCCGTGGAAGCCCTCCTAATTGTCATTAAAAACCTTACGGCCTCGCGATTGACCGAGAAGTATTTTTCAATTCATTGGAATTTACATCATGCCAAGTGCACCTGACTTATGTCATTCAGAAAGCCATGCAATGCGCTTTCTATTTTTTCAACCTGAGCTTTACGTGGTTTTTTCAAACCTGATGCGTAATGTCCCAAGAGTTTCTGGTTGACCCCCGTTATACGCTCCAGTGCAGCCTTGGTAAAAATACCGTTATAATACTGGAGGAACGACTGTACATCAAAAGTCCATTCTACGGATATTTCTCCTTGTAATTCTTTAGGGACTGTAGAATTATGTTTTTTATACAGTTCAATGGAGGCAAGAAGATTCTCTTTTGTTTCCTGCACAGTTTCACCCTCTCCATAGATACCAGGAACATTGTCAGCCCACGCACCGAACAAGTCCGGTCCTTTTTCAATTGTCACTTTAAGTTTTCCCATAATAAAATCCTCCTTTCAAACATATAGAGAAAAGGGGGAGCTTATTCAAGCTCCATATCCCTGATAATTTTCTTTCTTAGTCCTTCACCCATTTCTTTGGCGCCGTGGTAGGGCACCGGGTATCTGATACCGTTCTTGTCTTCATAAATCCGATGGCTCCCGTCTCCTTCACCTTTTATCCAGTGCCATCCTCTTTTCTTTCCACGTTTCAGTATCTGACTATGAAATTCTCTTGATTTAACCATATCTTAGTTGTTTCAATGATGCAAAGGTAGTAAAAATTCTACTTTATGCAAATTGTAGCTAACACTTGAAAAGGGACCCGGGTAGCATTTGAAACGTGTACCACCCGATAGGTTTTGCAAAGTTAATTAAATTTGTTTATTTATCATATCTT